TCTTCTTTTGCAGAAGTAACGTTATGCTCATACACTACCTCAAAATCACGCTTAGGCTCTACTGGGAATCCAGCCAAGTTAGTTGGAACATCATAGTCAATGTTCACTAGATTATTATATGAGCGGTTTGATACACGGAAGTTAGTTGCTTGCGAGATATTTGCAACACAATAGTTCTGTAACTGTGTCTGATATTGTTTCCAAGCAGTTTGGTATGCTTCCTCGTTTGCTTGTGATGTTGCAAGTGTAGACTCTAGTGATGCTAACTTTGCTTCTAGTGCAGCAATTACTTTTGGTGTTGCTACTTTAACGGAGATTGCTCTAGCCATTTTGTTTCCTTTTCTGTTGTTGGGTGAGGTGTTATTCTACCATAGGCAGGTTGCCTTTGGCAAATCTATTTACGGCGTGTCTGAATAGGTCTATTAGTTCTAGCATACTGGACTTCATACTTTGGAAGATCCCCAGCCACATATTCAGTTTGTTTTACATCAAGCAACTTGCCTTGAAAGGCAACTGCCATTTTAGTTAGTTTGATTTCATCAGCAGAAGTTAATTCAACTTGTAAATCATTTAAGACATTGTATTCAACGCCATACTGAATACACTTGCCCAAACCATAGCCCATTTGGGCTTTGGTCGGGACTTGTAAAGTGATTACCATTATCTCTCCTCATAGTTAATAAGAACATAATCAGACACATCTAAATCACCATCATAGGAAGACACATTTATGCTATTTTCTAGCAAAGTTTGCAAAGCATCTTCATCTGTCATATCAACTGTAACTGTTCCTGCAATTTCGATAGTTGCAACAAACTCAATATCTTTAGTTAATGCAATATTAAAGAGTTCTGCAATCTTGAGGAGTGTTCCCTGATCCCCAGACTCAAGATAGTTTTCCTTGATAATATCCTCAAGTGCAACTGCCTTCTCATAGTCATTGAGAACCTGCTTTGCATCTTGTCTTGCTCGGTTCATATCCCAATCAAGTTCTACTGTTTTAATAGTTACATACTCAGCCTGACCATTTACAATCTTCTTGTAAGTAACCAAAGCATTTGGGTTGTAAATATCGGCGGGATTAGTAAGAGTTTCCATTTCATCTTCTTTCTTAGTAGTTATAGGACTAATTGTAACATCTACCACTGACATTAGTGTTAAACGCTCAAAGCATTTTGGGCAAATCTCGCTATGTGGATGACCATTAGGTTTAATAGTCATTTCAATATGTGCATCGCAATATGGGCAAACGTAATCCCATTTAAACCAGTTCATTAGTTTTCCTTTCATCAGGGCATTATTATATCGTAACCCACTGACATTTTCCATCCGACACGCCGTATATCGTAACTGTGTTTATTATCACACCCGACACGCCCGAGCGTGTCGACCCATTTTTGCAGCTTTGTCAACCCGACACGCCGTGATGATCAGTCAAACTTTTGCGATCTGTACGGGACTTGAACCCGTGATCTCTACCGTGACAGGGTAGCGATTTAACCAATTAATCTAACAGACCGTGATGGTGAGGGGCTTTCGCCCCTCACGATTTATTAAGCGGTAAGTGCAAGAACCTGCTTAACAATTTTATTTTTTTCTGCTGTAACAACAGGGTCAAATCCACTTGCACCTGCCATTAGCGAATCGCCACCCTTGCGGGCTGTGCGATAATAATCAAGGCGTTCGGTAAGTGCATTTACAACACCCCACGCTGTACCCTTGATATTAGCATTAGTAGGAGAGTTATGGTACAACTCATCTATGAGCAGAACCTTGTTTTCCCACTTCTTTACAGCACCCTTAACGTCTGCCTCTGGCTTAACATATAATTTGTTAATGATCTCAGAAAACTTTGCATTGGTAACTTCACGAGAGAACAACTCTTGTGCTTGCTTTTCGAATTCGTCCATATAGGAGAATGTCAAGCCTAAAGCCTCACGAGCAGCAGCGATCTTTCCATCTACTGTCTGAGTATGGCGAATCTTGAAAGATTGCTTAGCCTTACGCATAGCGAAATTAAGTGTATTCTGACACATAACACGAACAGGGGTAATTGCAGACTGAACAGCAACAGAACCATCGTGTGAAGTGTAGACTACGAGATAAAGATTAGTCTGATCGTTAGCACCATTAGGGTCAAGAACCATAGTGCGGGGAATTGACATTGTGCCGAATACAACACGACCATTCTTGAGAGAACCTGCACTTTCCCAATAGACATCTGAATTGCCATCGTGTAAGTTATCTGCGAATGAGAATAAATCTTCATTCTGAACTGTCTTATAGCGTGAGCCTACAACTGAGAGAACATCTTTTTGTCCTGCTGTATAAGGGTTATCACGTGTAACGAGAAAATTCTCGCTAACAGTAGTATAATTATCTGCAAGCAAATCAGACACAGACTCTAATTGAACATTCCAATTAGACAACTTAGCACCCTCTAGCATTTGTGCGGTTGTTACTTCTTCATCTTTTGTGAAGACCTTGTTAGCAAAACTATGCCAAGCAGGGTTAGTGCGGGTAGATACAGCGAGAGATACTTCACCAGACTCAACTTCTGAGCGGTGAACTTGTGACATAGGGTTAGTCATATTTTCCTTCTTTCTTGTTAATGTATGCCTATTCTAGCAGATGGCACTGACACTTGTCTATTCCGTAAAGCAAGATAAACAAACATTTGTCCGTAATGTCCGATTTTTTGAATGTGATAAACATCACCTCGTAATTGACTAGTCAAACTTTATCCACAACCTGTGTACGACACGCCCGAGCGTGTCGACCCAAAAAAATGCATTTGTCAAATGCAACACGCTAATTATCTTTTAATAATTCCCAAGCTTTAATTAAGAATGCAGCAATGGCCCATATTAATCCGTATACATAAATATAAGCCATTGCAGTCATTACCCACCCCATTTAAATTAATCTAACACGGACCAATAACGAATTCCTAAATTGTCTGAACAGTAACGTGCAACGTCACTGTGTGCAGTTTCATTGTAAAAATATTTTACACGTTGACCCTTGATCGCAACCTTGAAAAAAATATCATCATTGCCATCTTGCCAAACTTTGCAATTGTCATCTGCAAACACGGAATGCCATTTGGCATTCCCGACTGGTGGATGCTTAGCCATTACGCCACCTCCCCAATTAAAATATTTGGCTCTTCGGTGATAGTATCCACAACTGAAGAATGCAATTCATTACGCATTCTAGTTAATGCAGAACCTGGCCAACCTGCTGAAAGAATTCTCTTTGCAAGTTTCATCAGATTATAATCAGGATTATTTTTTTCTGCAATTTCTAGCAGAGACTTAGCCAAGTCTGTGTTGCCTTGTTCAATATGATACATCGCAGAAATTGTGTCATATGCATATCCTTCTCGTGCATTAGTTACTCGTGAAAGATAATTGACAAAATCAACGCATACCTGCATACCATAATCGGACGGGAGACCAAGGAAGTAATCACGAATCTGCAGGTCATTATTTACGGCATAGGTAATCGTTAATAGCATACCGTCAGAGACTTCAATCTCGTTGATAAATTGTTCAATTGCGAAGTCAATTGTATCTTTGGCTTCGCCACGGGTTAGGGATGTGTTCATTGTTAGTTTCCATTCTTTGGTTGGGTTGAGGATGTTATTGTAGCAGGTACCACTGACATTTGCCAAGTGGCTTTCTTGAAATTATCCCAGAGGGTATCCATTTCATTAAACAGATCTTGAGCAGACTTATCAGACATTACTCCCCCTCATCATATTCAAGATAAAGCGGGAAGGAATCAGAGTAAAACTCTGCAACAGAGTCTTGACATTCAGGGCATACATAATCATCCCCATAAATATCATACTCTTCTTCAGAGTAGAATACTTCGCTTGTACCGCATACTTCATAGTATAGGCAAGCGACTTCAAAAATAGTTTCATTAGTCATTATTTGACCTCCTCTAGTGTTAGGCATAGTGGGTTGCATTCGCAATAATCAAAATCAAAATCACCATCTGGAGATACCCAGCCAGTAATTCCTTGACCATAGCAAAAATCGCAGGACTTGAAGATACACTCCCAGCAAGTAGAATCGGAAGTATAGGGAGCGTCATATACTGAAATATCAGATAAACGCTTATTGCAATCTTTGCAATATGTGGCAATAGTAGACATTTAATGCCCCTTTCTTTTCTTGATAGTTGGAAGTATACCAGAACCCACTGACATTATCCACTTGTACCCGCCAGTATTTATGAGATTAAAATCACACGCCGTAAACGGCGTGTCGTATTGACAATGACCAGTCAGGCGGGTCGACCCAAAATAAGCTAATTGTCAAATTTATTTTTTATATTTTATTTTGCGTGTATATTTTTTCTTGTTACGAATTGGAGTTGCAGCATTTGATCTCCGCAACTCTTGAACACGATTTACTTTATTCATTATTTTCTCCCGCAATTTCACGACACTTCTCACATTCTGATTCTATTCCACCAAGGTGAATTGTTGTTACCATTACTTTCCACCAACTTTTCCGCTACGATAAAAAATCTTTGTGTACATTTTTCCATCAGGTAAAGTTAAATTGTAGGTTGCATATTCATCTGCAAATCCCCAATCGGTGCAACGACCAAACGAGTCAAACGCATCAAGTGCATCAGCATAAGAGTGAATAGAGTGTGGGACGGGATTTTCGTCATAGGTTGTTGTAATTTTATACATTAGTTATTCCAATCTAGTGTTACACATTTGCAGGGATTTATAGTTATTGTATCAGACCCCACTGACACTGTTGCAAGAGTATCGCAATCATCGCATATAAATATTGCATCAGACATAGTAAGCCATTTCTGTTAGAAGATGAGCATTGCCATCTTTATCGGATTTAAGAGATAATTCGCAAGGCTGACATTCCCAAGCATAGCGAATTGTGCGACCCGTTCCAAGTGTAGCAATACACATATGGGTCATCTTTTGTGAGCATACTGGGCAATAGGCAGAAATCTCCTGCCCTAGCCCACCAATTTTAATTGTCATAGTAATTCACTATCCAATCCGACATAAATTGTTGTCCAGAAATCTTCTGGAATAAACTTATGCACTTCGGGGTTATACGTAGGGCGAACCTTGCAAGCATAAGCAAGATAACCCTCTGGTGTAGAGTGGTGCATATCCTTTCGGAAATCTGCATATTGGATTATGCCTTGTCCTTTTGAGGACTTTACATATTTGCCTTCTAAGGCTTCTGAGATTAGCATATTTGCTACCTTCTTTCTTTCTTGTTAATTGGTAATTATAGCATTGACCACTGACATTAGAGGCAGTGGATACACTCACACTTAGGGGCATTACCACCCAAGAGGATTTTTAATAAGGCTATACGCTGAGGCGTAGATAAGCCATAAGATGAGGTACATCCCCCATTGTTAAAATCGTGAATAATACGATTTTCTAAGGTAGCAGGGATATTTAAGGCTAAGCCTATATTTGTTAGTGTAGTCATTTTGACCACCTTTCTTTTTTAACTGTTTAACTATCGCTAGTTTAACATACTTTTTCGCTACTATCAAGTATACTGGCTAGTAGTCTCAACCTTTGAGACGCTTAGCGGTGTGATATAAGCCACACGCTTTATAGCATTATTTAATTTTATAACTGGAAGTTTATCACACTTAAACGGAAAAATCAAGCGACACGCCGTATATTTTAGGTGAACTTAAGGTTAATTATAATCCACAATCTGTGGATAAACCTGTGGATAACGCATCGACAAAAATTAGTTGATTATTCAACTAATTTGTTTTTATATTTTGTTTTGCGATTATATTTCTTTTTATTTTGCAGAGGCGTAGCAGCATTGCTACGCCTAAGCTCTTGTATGCGTTTAACTTTTTCCATTATAGATTTTTGAAACATTCGTCCCAGAACCTGTCAGAATCAAAACGCTCGTTATCTGCTGCAAACATTTCGATGAAATCATTTACTAAATCTTCTAACACTTCTAATTTCATTTCTGAACCATAAGAGTTTAAAATTTCAGCAGTTGCAACATAGTCTTTTCTTGTCATCATTTTATTTTCTATCCTTTTTATTAGTAGATGGCGGGAGTGTCAGTATTAGTGGGCAGTCCCGCCAAGATTTATTATATCATTACTTTGCTGTTTTTACCATTGCAAAACGCTTTTGACCATTTGCTAAAGTAAGACCAACACGAGTTACAGTCTTGCTAATTGGTGCGAAAGAGTTAATGCGACCTGTTACACCTGTTGTTGAGGTTGTGAATAGATCTCCGACTTGATATGTATATCCGTTGAGTGACATTTAGTTTTCCTTTTCTTTTTTTCTTTGTTGGGTTTTGTGTTGAGCCTTTTTATATCTTGCTCAGGATATTTGGCGATTTGCCAAACTTACTTGATTGTTACAGTAGTCCAGCGATCCTTGCCGTCTACTGACAACTTAACACGAGACTGATTAGGCTTAACATTTACGATCTCCTTGATCGTGCCTGTTACCTTGCTACGTTGTGTAGTAAAAAGATCGCCTACCTGATATGTACGATTTTCTGTTGTCATTATTTTTTATCCTTTTCTTGTTGTTGTTAGTAGTAGTCTACCATAGACCACTGACATTTGTTAGGGTTGAAGGTCTGAGCGACACCCAGCATATGGACACCGAACGTGGGTCGGGCGGTGGTAGGTCATAGTGTAATGCCACTTATGACTATTAGATTTAGCCTGTGCCATATTTGGCATAAGTGCTAACGCTATACCTAATACGATTATCTTAGTTTTCATTTTGCCCCCAAGTCTTTACGTCTTTTACAATAGCATACATTAGCATACATAGGGGCGGGAGTGCAAGTAGCATTAGCCCTCTTACAATATAGGTTAGGATAATCATTTATAAAATCTCCAATTCATCAAACGAATCAACTGGTACAAATACTGATTCTAATTCTTCATTATTTAATTCATCAAGCATTGATTGATATCCATCAGCCAATTCAGACCAACGATCTGTGTTAGTGTTATCAAATGAGTATGACATTTTGTCACCTTTCTTTAGTAGTTCTTTTCCTTGCCCGATTATTTGCCTACTGTGTAGGGCTCACGGGATTTATCTTTATTTAATTGTTATGACGGTAGTCTATCAGATAGCACTGACAAAATCAACACGACACGCCGTTAGCGTGTCTGTGAGTTACGCCACATCTTGACTAGGCTACCATAACGGCGGGCGATTTCAACCGCCTTTTGGTTAGGCTCAAGAGCAAGAGGGTCGCTCTGATACTTAGCGTTAAGATATAGAGCCTGATTTACTGATAAAGCAGGGCGGGGAGATGGAGCGAATCCACCAAACTCTAAGCCAAACTCTTTAGCAATATCGGTACGGATTTCATTATAGTATTCATTATATGTAGTCATTAGTTAGACTCACTTTCTTTTTAGTGTTAATAACCTTTATTAACTCTTATAGTAGAATACTAGCATACTATTTTGGAAAAATCAAGTCGCAAAACGGACAAAATAGGACAAATTAAAAAATATTTTTAAGTGTGACTGGTCATTTATGTGTACAAATTGGACATTTCGGGCGGACTATTATTTTTTGCTTTTTGTGCCAGAAAAATGTATCATACATCAAAAATATACATTAACATTTTGATCAAATTTAAAACTGAGAAATTCCTGAGAAAATAGAATGATCCATAACTAAAATTATGGATCATTTAAATGGTTTATTTAGACCAGAATTTAACTTTAGAAATTAGGCGGGAGAAAAAAGCTTCAATAGCAGCTTCCCATTCAGCACCTTTTGCACCTGGATTATCATGACCATATGGTTTTTTCTCAAAGTAAGGAGATTGCATATTGCGTCTATTGTATCTTGGGCTCATGATAATATAATTATATCATTATTTATTCAAAGTCGTGAATTAGATCTTTATCAGGATTTGCTTCATCTTCAAATTTAAAAGATGGGGCGGGAGCTAGAACTTCTCCAAGTTCATGCATCTTTAATAATTTATTGGCATCTGCACCTAACTTATCAGCAATAATCATGAGCATATCATAATTACGCTGTTCTTGGATAAATATAGCTCCTAATAAATCTCTTATGTTTTCATTTAGATCTACATTAGGTTCTTTTAATTCACTCATATGTTTATACCTCCATTCCATATTTTTTAGCAAGATATCCGATATAGCTATCTTTTGGAAAAAAATTTTTATTAACTCTAGTAGATGCTACAGAAGAAGTGATGTGAGCAGTATAACTATCTTTTGATATGATTTTTATTTTTTCTGCTACTTTAGGGTCGGGATGAAAATGCATATGCGCATATTGCCAATTTATAGGGTAAAAAGTTTTCTCTGACTGAACATACTTTTTCAAATTAAATTTTTCAACTGCTTGCTCTAGCAATATAGGACCTAATTCAATAGGTGGTCCAGGATATGAAGGATTCCAATTAATTGCAGATTTGTCTACATTTAAGCAATACTCATACATGTATTTTAAAGCTTCACTATTGGGCGGGAGTTTTAAAACAGCATTGTTTACTTTGGATATATACTCATGATCTTCTTCTAATCCTAGGATATAATCACCAAAGTTCCAATCATCTCTTAGACATATAGCATCCATATCTACCCATATATGATCTGTATCCATTAGCATCTTATATCGGAACATATCCGAAAATGGTTGCCAATATCCTTTCTCGCCGTATATCATATCTTCTGGCATTATCTCTCTGGCATCTCTTAATATCGCTCCAGATGGCACTTCTAGGCTTTTATCGTAAGCATAAAGGGTAAAATCATATCCGTTAGCCAAATAAGACTTAATGGTAAGTTTTTCTAGATTATTTAAATGTGATCCATACCACATTGAGGCAAAACTATTCATCTTTATTATCCAATATGTAATATGTTATGTGATCCCATTTATTATTCTCCATACCCGCCGAATTATTGATCTCTAAATGGCCATCAGGCGTATTTTCGAAATAAATCCATGGAATATTACGGTCTAATTCGACCTTTCCAGCGTAATGATGATCATTTCCCTGCTTAATATGAAGCAAAATGGCAAAATTTTCCTGTTCATCCTCCCCGAACGGCTCAATGTACGCTCGTTCAGTGATTATTTTCGCCATTTGCATTTGTTTCTGACAATAATGGATAGTCTTCATTCATCATCTTGTTAAATTCTTCATCTCCAAGCCAAAAAATGTTGTCTAAAACACGCCAAGAGAAGTTTTCACCTCTTGCAAGGTAGTATTCTATCGCCCAAGACAAAACTTCTGAGTCTAACTTTCGTCCCGCCTCAATAATTTTTGTATATGTTTGACCTTTTACAGTGCGAGTGGAGAAAATAGCTCCAGAGTTGCTAGGCTTGAACGACTCTGGCATATCGGAATTGGTTAGCCAGTCGCATTTAAAGACCTTGCAGGGGATTGTAGGCCTATTTTCATAAGCCCCACATCCAACGCCTTGATTTAAGAACCCACATGGGTGCAAAGTGCCGTCTTTTTCTTGACCAATCCAGGATTTACGACCATCCGACAGATTGATGTCGCCCCTAAGATGACCTTCACAGCATTTTGTACATTCGCCACATGAGCGATTGTTTACAATAGGCAAAAGGTCCATTTCCTACTTCCGACTCACTTTTCCGTCAAGCGATTTGCAAGAATTTTGGGTGTAACAAGAGCATGTTGTTTATTTGAAACTTTAATTCCACCTACTGAGTATGCCCAAGCTACAAGTTGAGAGCAAATTACGCTATTTTCGTTTTCAGCACGTCGCATATTTGGAAACCAGCCAAGAAATAGAATTTTAAGGGCAATGTTTACAATTGACCAAAACCCATATTTATCTCCAACAAACTGTTTTGACCTATTTGCAATATGTTGTCCAACTTCAGGCAAAACATTATCAACTTTAGTATTCCAGAGTATCGGCATCCCGTCATATTTTGAAAAATCACTTATAGTGACCCCTACTGGTCTTGCTTCTACAATTTTGCCATCGCCGATATAGATTCCAGCATGGTTCCACTTTGAACCAGTACCAAATCTTATTAGCCAGCCTGCCCAGCCATTTGTTCTTACTACAAAATAATCGCCAACACTAGGCATTTCTGATCTCCTTTAAAATATTTTCATATAGCTGTAGTCCTGCAATTTGCTCGTACCCACATGCTGTACAGTATAGCACGATATCGTCTTCTACACTTTTGTGCACAAGCCAATATATAACATCGCTAAATGTGTAATCTGATTTATGATTAGGACAGGCGAGAGGTTTTACCCTGCCCGCCTGCGCTAAGTTGTAATACTGAGAGAATACTTGAATTTTCATCAGTATGCTATGTTTGCCTTCTGAAATACAGATGTGACATATTGGTAGACAGTAGGATTCCCTGAAACTGGCTTGAACCAGGTTGCCATATTGCCTGCTCTTGATGGGCACAAATGTGCTGCTACAGCTTTTCTCCAGTCATGGTACAGCGCATAAGACGATTTTAGTTCGCCAATCATACGTTCATCCTGTACCCATTCTGGTGCATCACAAGCATTTTTGTATCCCATAAAGTTATTCCATGATGTAGACATGTATTGGAAAGCTCCACATGCACTGCTGGAATAAGACTTTCTATAATATGCACCAACTCCCCCAGTCTCTTGAGAAAGAATTGCATTGGAAAGTCTTGATATTATTACCCTTGGATCTACTCTTTGATTTAATTTTAGCATTTTGCTATAAGCGGGCATTTCAAAAGTTTTGCCAGTGGACAGATCATTAATAAAATAAACTGTATTGCTTGCATTTCTTTTATTATTATTTAATATATCTATATTAATAATATTTTTAATATTAACTAAATTAATATATTTATTAATATATAATATATTTTTATTATACACGATAGTTTTTGCTGTTAAAGCGTGGGCTTCGGAATTTACTCCAAAAAATAATGTGAGAATCATCACACACACCATTGTCCACGTTGTTCTTATCCTTGTTTTGTTCTCATTGTTCATTTTGAACCTCCTTGAGGAAAGAGTAGTAAACACAATCGTATCATGATACAATTAGAAAAACAAGTTTGGAGCCTAATTAAGCGTGAAAATTTCCTTTACTGGTGACGCAATGCGATATATGTCTAAAAATGCTGGATATGGTCAAGCAGCTCAAATGATATATAAATCTTTTAATAAACTTGGTGTAAATTGTGGTTTTGAAATTGATAATCCAGATATTGAAATTTCATGGGCAGATCCATGGAGCCATAAATTTAAAAATAAAAATGCTTACAAGATTGCTTACTCTGCTTGGGAATCAACTGGTTTAACAAAAGATCAAATTAAAAATTTTGAAGAAGCAGATGAAATTTGGGGCACATCTCCATGGGTAGCAAATATTTTTAAACATCATTTTCCAGATAAACCTGTTTTTTATTATAAACATGGCATTGATGAAAGATTTATTCCCAAAAAAAGAAAATCTGCTCATGATCCATTTACATTTTTACATATAGGTGAGCCTTTTGCCAGAAAAGATGCACAGATGCTAACTGAAGCATTTATAGAATTGTTTGGTAATGATCCTAAATATAGATTGATAATGAAAGCTTCTAGAATGAATAATGTTAAAGTTAAAGATAAATGGGGGTATTGGTCTTCACCGTCAGCTTTGTATGACAACATTGTTTGTATAGATGTTTTTTTTACTGATCAACAAATGATTGATTTATATTCTTTGTCGGATGTTTTTGTTTACCCTAGCTGGGGAGAGGGTTTTGGTTTTCAACCTTTAGAAGCTTTAGCAACTGGAATGCCAGTAATAAGCACAGTTGATTGGGCAGATTATAAAAAATATGTTCCTTTTGTAATTGAAACAAATCTTTCTACAAATCCTTGGCAAGATATACATCCTGGATTTATGTATGAACCAAATAAAGAAAGTTTAAAAACAAATATGATTAACTGTGTAAATAATTATGAAAATGTTGCAAAAGAAACGTTTAGAAAAGCTTTTGAAATACATCAAGAGTACGATTGGCTTGAAGTTACAAAACCAGTTGTTCAAAGATTAAAAGAAATATATAAAAATCTTTAAATTTTGATTTTCAAAATGTCAATGTGGTACACTTAAACCTCAATCAAAAAACTAGGAGAAGAAATGTCTAATTCAATTGAAAACCCATATGAAAACTTTATTGCTTTATCTCGATATGCGAGATGGCTTGAAGATGAAAATCGTCGTGAAACATGGGGTGAAACTGTAGACCGCTACTTTAACTTTATGGTTGAGCATCTTGAAAAAAATAACAACTATAAGCCAGATGCAAAGCTTGTTGCAGAATTGCGTGATGCTGTATTTAACCGTAACGTTATGCCATCAATGCGTTCTGTTATGACTGCAGGACCCGCACTAGAAAGAGAAAATGTTGCAGGATATAACTGTTCATTTATACCAGTAGATAATGCTCGTTCATTTGATGAAGCAATGTATATTCTTATGTGTGGAACTGGTGTTGGATTTTCTGTTGAGTATAAGTACATAAATAAACTTCCCGCTCTTCCAGAAACTCTTGAGAAGTCAAGTACAGTAGTTATTGTTGGAGATTCTAAAGAAGGTTGGGCAAAAGCATATCGTGAACTCTTAGGTCTTTTGTGGGCAGGACAGATTCCACAGATTGATGTTAGCAAAGTTCGTCCTTCAGGTGCACGTCTTAAAACAATGGGTGGAAGATCATCAGGTCCTCAACCATTAGTTAATCTTTTTGATTTTACAATTCAAGTATTTAAGGGAGCACTTGGCCGTCAACTTAAGCCAATTGAATGTCACGACATTATGTGTAAGATTGGAGAAGTTGTAGTTGTTGGCGGAGTACGTCGTTCAGCACTTATATCTCTTTCAAATATTAACGATATTGAAATGGCAGCAGCTAAAGCTGGTAATTGGTGGGAATCAAATGCTCAACGTGCACTAGCAAATAACTCTGTTGCATATTCACGTAAGCCAGAGATGGCACAGTTTATTTCAGAATGGAAATCACTATATGATTCAAAGTCGGGCGAAAGAGGTATCTACAATGTGGCAGCAGCCCAAGCCCAAGCAGCAAAGTATGGAAGACGTAGTGCAGATATTCACTATGGAACTAACCCTTGCTCAGAAATTATCCTACGTCCTTATCAGTTTTGCAACCTTTCAGAAGTCGTACTTCGTGAAAAAGATACAGTTGAGGATGTTGCTAATAAGGTCCGCCTTGCAACAATTCTTGGAACATGGCAATCAACACTTACAGACTTTAAGTACATCCGTAAGATTTGGAAAGACAACACAGAAGAAGAGCGTCTACTAGGAGTTTCACTTACAGGACAGTTTGGCCATAAGTTCTTTTCTGGACAGGAAGGTTTGCCAAAGCTTGGAGATGTCCTAGGTAGACTTCGTGAGTATGCTCTTGCAACAAATATTGAAGAAGCAGAGAAAATTGGGATTCCCGCTTCAGCAGCAATTACTTGCGTAAAGCCTTCTGGCACAGTTTCCCAATTGGTCGGGGTGTCTTCAGGAATGCATGCTTGGCATTCAGATTATTATATTCGTACAGTTCGTGGGGACAAGAAAGACCCTATAACCCAGTTCCTAAAAGATTCAGGTATTCCATCAGAAGATGATGTAATGAAGCCAAATGATACAACTGTATTCTCATTTCCAGTAAAGGCACCAAAGCATGCAATCACTAGAGATAAGCTAACTGCTATTCAACAACTGGAAGTATGGTTAACATATCAACGTCATTGGTGTGAGCATAAACCTTCTATTACAGTTTCAGTAAAAGAAGATGAATGGATGGAAGTTGGTGCATGGGTTTATAAACATTTTGATGAATGCTCAGGAATTTCATTCTTACCATATTCAGAACATACTTATGTTCAAGCCCCATATCAAGAAGTTGATAAGGCTGCTTATGACGATATGGTTGCAAAAATGCCAGTAAATATTAATTGGTCAGCATTGTCTTTGTATGAGCTAGAAGATACAACAACGGGAACCCAGGCGCTAGCTTGCGTATCTGGGGAATGTGAAATTGTAGATATTGGTAAAAATTGATATAATTTATATTAAGAGCCTTTGTTTCTACGGCGGATACGTGGCAAAGGCTTTTACATTTTTAAAACAAAGTTTGTTAAATAATCGTATATTTTTTTCATATAATAAGAATTTAGAGCATCGCTAATTGTCCCATCCTCATTTTTTCTAGCAATATCTATTGTCATATCATTTTGTTTAATTTTTAAAAAATTAAAGATTTGTTCTTGTGTTATTATCTCGGCAAAACCTGCTGAATGTTTTTTTAAATAATGTATAAATTCGTTGTTGTATTTTTTTCTTTCTTCCCACGACCATTCTTTAAGATTTTCTTCTTTAATTCCAATGTATGGTATGAATTGAGGAAAAGGTTCAATTACGACAACTTTTGCTTTTTTAAAATAATTTTTTAAACTAGATATATATCTTATTACACATTCTTCTGTATCGTCATTTTCTGGTAGATCAATTTTTATGTCTATATAGCCCAGCCAAGAAAAAACTATTCCTTCGTCCACGATGCTAGAAAAAATAGATTTTAGTTTTTTTTGATTTTTATCTTCTTCTTCAGAATCGTAAGATGTTAAAAAATTTGGCAATTTTTCAATTTTGCTGCTTTCTCGATTTAAAAGCTTTTTTGAAGCAGTATTAAACCCCCAAGCAGACTGACCAGCCCTACCCCAAATCTTAAATTGAACAAGGTCTTCAGGCTTCCAGTGTTCAAGAAGCCTATTTGAGTGGCAATCGCCAATTATTGTGGCTTTTAACATAATTTTATTATATCATTTAACATTCTATGATTTGTATCTCAGACCTGTTATAATTTAACTATAAATCTGGGGTGACAAATGGCATATACTAATTTTCAAATAATTCAGGGCGACACATGGCCCTTAACAATTACCTATACCGACGCAGAAAATAATCCAATAGATATATCAAATTATCATATTATTGCAGAGGTTAGAGATAAACCAGGTGGAAAAGTTGTTTGTGCAACAATTACCACAGAAGATGGGCAAATTGTTTCAGATATCAGTGACTCAACGGGAGCAACAATTATTGCTACTTTTCCAGGAAGTATGACTGAAAAATTTGTTCTTCCAAAATCATATTATCAAATTAAAATTATTGATACTGCAGACACTTTATTGAATGGGTGGGTAGAACTAGAGGCTACCAATATATAATGGCTAAACCATACTATCAAACAACTAAAGTTGTAAAAGTAAAAACTCCCGACAAAGTTACTGTTAATGGACAATTTAATAATTCAAAAGTAGTAAATGTTGAATCTCCAACAAAAGTAATTGTTAGAGCTTCAGGAGTTGCAGGTCCACCAGGTCCACAAGGATCAATGCTAAGGTCTGGTCCAGGGCTTCCATCCAATTTGATAGGAAATGTTGGTGATATGTGGCTAAATACAAACACCTCAATTATTTATGGCCCAAAGTTAATTACTGGTTGGCCTACCACACCATTATTTGAAGGTTTGAACAAAGATCTTTTAGGTCAAGTTTACGAAATACCATCCCCAGCATCAGTTTGGGAAATACAACATAATCTTGGATATAATCCCAATGCTACATGCATTGATACTGCAGGAACTGTAGTAGAAGGAGATACATCCTACCCCAATGAAAATCTAATGGTAATACAATTCATAGGGGAAGTATCAGGGAAAGCATATCTTTCTTGATACAAAAAAACGAAAGGGTAGGTAATATAAATGTCTAGATTATTTCTAACAAATATTGACCTGAATACAAACGAGCTACAAAATGCCGTGATTCAAAACCTTTCCTCTGCCCCATCCAGTGGCAATACGGAAGGTCGAATTTACTACGACAATACACGCAAAACACTTCGTGTTTATCGTAACGACTCCTTGCAAGGAGCAAAATGGTATGACCTTTCTGTAGGAGGAGCATCAGCTTCAACCGTAACACTCACAGGAGATGTAACGGGAAGTGCAAGCGTTGATCCAGTCACAGGAATTATTACTTTAAATACTCATCTCAACGTATCTGGAACAGAAAACCAGATTGTTGTTAATGATATTGGAAATACCACAACAATTTCTTTGCCTTCACTAGTTGTTATTGACAATGGTGAAATTCAAGTACAAAAAACATCGTATTGGCGTGAAGGCTCCCAACAGGGAGTAATTGCAGCCCAATCTGATGGTTCATTAAGACTTACTGGTGTTGGCAATGGAGTACAGATTGAAACAAATTCTGGTCCAATTTCATTGTCTTCAGCAGGTGGACAAGATATTAATCTTTCATCTGGAAGTAATGTAAATGTACAAGCTGGAATAATCCAGTTAACATCTGATAATGTTAATATCGGTGGCGGTGGAACCAATGGTGTTCTTACTGTTCAGGATTCTAATGGTGCAGATGTATTGGTAGTAAATTCAGGTGCCCCAGCATCTGGATTGTCTTACCATGGCTACAACTCTTATACAAGTACAAAAACTATTGATATCAATGGTTTTATACAGTTAAGTTCAGAAGGCAATGAGCCAACAGGTTATTTGTTTGTAAATGCTGAAGGCGGATCTCAATCAGTACCAGCATTACACTTAGAATCACATGGAGACCTTGCTCTTCGTTCGGGAGCAAATGATGGAGAAGGAAATATCATCCTTTATACAGGTGGTACTTCTGGAAGAACTGGTAATGTATTTATTGGTTATAATGGTCAAAATTCAGCGGGTGCAAATAACCAGGTTGCAACGTTAGGTGAGACTGAAACATTTAGCAATAAAACTCTTGTTTCTCCAACATTAAATGGCCCAGTAGGAATTACTGACGGATCAGGAAGCCTAGTTGGAAACCTGAACGGAGACTCTGGAACACTTCAGATCAATGGTACTTCTGGTGCTATTGCAATTACTGCAGACACAGATCTTTCAGTAACTGCAGGTACTTCTACATTCAGTGGTAATGTAAATATTAATGGTGATCTCAATGTACAAGGTACATTGACTGCTATTAATAAAACTGAAATTGATATTTCGGACAATACCCTTGTACTTAATTCAAACGTAACAACTGGAACTCCATCTCAAGATGCAGCTATTCAGGTAAAGCGTGGAAGTGCAAATACTGTAGGAATTGTTTGGTCAGAAGGAAACCAAGACTGGACACTTACAAATGATGGAAATAATTACTTCGGTATTGCCAGAAAAGCAGTTTTTGCTATCGGTGATGCTTCAAATACATCATTTGATGTCGTTCACAATTTAGGTACACAAGATATTACAGTTGCTGTTCGTATGAACAATTCTGACTATGAGCTTGTTGAAACCGACGTTAAGATGAAAGACGCAAATACTGTTACAATTGCATTTACAGATGCCCCAGCACTAAATGCGTATAAAGTTATTATCGTAGGATAATAAAAAAGTCAGAGGAGGATCAGATGTCAAGAAAAATGTTAACCCCATTAAATCTCTTAACGAGAGCATCTGATCCATCTTCTGGTGTAGAAGGAGATACATATTTTAATACGGTTGATAAAAGTATTAGAATTTATAATGGTGCTGTTTGGGTTACAATAATGAAATCAGATGACCCAATTCCTTTTTATGAACACACTCATACATATGATGGCGATGTACATACAATAGAAGTAAATAACATAATTGTTCCAACAAAAAATATTAATAATCATAGTTTAACTTCTGAAACATTACCTGATATAATTGGATTTGACGGCGGTGGTCCAAATGCAGTATTTACTGTACCATCAAACTCAAATCTTAGTTTATTGGATGGTGGCTCAGTAAGTGACAACTAATTTCCCAGCAGATATTGACAACATAGTAAATCCAAGCTCAACAAATCCTTTATCAAATCCATCACATTCAGAACAGCATATACTTGCTAATACTGCAATTGAAGCTCTTGAGGCTAAAATTGGTGTTGATGGCTCAACAGATCCAAATTCTCTTGATTATAAAGTTTCTCAGCTCGAAGCAGCTGGCGGGACTACAACAGTAGAAGTTTTAGGACTTCAGGGTAATAATGATTTAGAAGTTTATGGAATAGAAAATCCAACAGTAATAGATACTCTAGATACAAGTGTTTGGCAATCAGCTGAATACAAGTTGCAAGTAACAAAAGGTTCTGACATTTATTCATCAGAAATAAATGCTTTATTCACCCCAACTGGAACTAATGTTTCAGAATTCAATATTATAACTTCAAGCGATGGCGTTACAAATCCCGCCAACTTTGATTTTGTATATAATGGAAGTATAATTGATTTAGTAGTGACACCAATTTCAGGTTCTGTATCAGTAAGATTTTATAGAACTGCTTTAAAAAAATAAATTAAAACAAGGAGCATAACCCAGCATGGCAACAGTAGATAAAAACTTTAGAATTAAAAATGGATTAGTCGTTGAAGGTACCACAGGTACAATCAATGGACATAATATCCTAACAGAATCAGCAGGCGATTCATATATCCTTAATCTTGTTGGCGGAGCTACACTTGTTAAATCCGTTGATACATTAGTATTTAACGTTGACGGTTCAGGTAAGCTTACAGTCAATGCTAATACCTTTGATGCATATGGTGCAGCTTCACAAGCATTATCAGATGCTAATTCATACACAGATTCTGCTATATCAACAGAGGTTTCAAATAGAAACTCTGCAATTTCTTCTGCAATTAGCACTGAGGTATCAGATCGTAACTCAGCTATAGCAACAGCATTATCAACAGCAGAGTCATACACAGATTCAGCTCTTTCAACTTCAGAGTCTTATGCAGATTCAGCAGTCTCAACAGAAGCCTCAAATCGTCAAACAGCAATTAATTCAGCACTTACAGTAGCAGAAAATTATGCAGATACAGTATCAGGAAATGCTCTTAATAGTGCAAATTCTTATACTGATTCAGCAATCAGCACAGAAGTTTCAAACCGTAACTCTGCAATTGCTGCTTCTCTCTCAACCGCAGAAGGATACGCAGATACTGCAGCCACAAATGCACAAAATGCAGCTGAAGGCTATACAGATTCTGCAATTTCATCTGAAGTTTCCCGTGCAAATGGAGCATATGATGCAGCAGGATCTGCAGCAAATGCACAAACCGCAGCAGCTGGCTATACAGATTCTGCAGTTGCTTCAGCTACAACATCAATCGAAAGCTATGCTGATGCTGCAGCTACAAATGCTGAAAATGCAGCAAAATCTTATGCAGACACTGTTTCTGGCACAGCTCAGTCAAATGCTGCAGCATATACAGATACAAAAATTGCTGGTCTTGTTTCAACAGCTCCATCAACACTAGATACACTTGCTAAAATTGATGCAGCAATAAACAATGATGCAACATTCTCTGCAACTTTACTTTCAGATATTACAAGTGCAATAACAACATCTGAAGGTTATACAGACACAGCAATTGCTCAAGAAGTTACAAACAGAAATTCTGCAATTTCTTCTCAAGCAACAACAACTCTTTCAGATGCTAATTCATATACAGACTCACAAGTTGCTGCAGGTAATTCAACTGCAACGCCTACTTATGAAGCTCTTAATGTAAATTCAGTTTCATTAATTGCTTCTGCCAAGGTACAAGTACCTACTGCAGGTTCAGCAACTGCTTATTCATGGGATGCAACAGCTTATTCAACAGCCAAGGCTTTGGTTAAGTTTGCAACAGCAACTCATACTCAAGTTACAGAAGTCCTTCTTACACTTGACGCAGCAAATAACATTGCAATCACTCAATTTGGTGAAGTTGGAACAAACGGGGAACTTGGAACAATCACTGCTAACTATGCAGCTGGTGTGGTTTATATCACAGTTACAACAAACCAGTCTTCAACAGATGTTATGACTTACGCAACACTTATTCAGTAATTAAAAGAGTTCGGGGGATCTCTAAAATCCCCCACCACAAATTTTTAGGGGATATGTGAACCAAAAATGACAACAAGTAATAAAGATTTTAGAGTTAAGAATGGGCTGGAAGTGGCGGGAGATGCCACATTTGATTCCAATGTCATACTAGGAAATACCCCTATATCATACGATTCTGTAAACAACAGACTTCAAGTTCAGATTAACGGCACCTGGATTCCAGTTGCCTATACGTCAGATATTCCAAATTCAGCAAACGATATATCTTTTATGGACATTGGCTTATCAATTGATTACAATGGTCAACCAACCTATATAGTACAAGCAAATGGCGTTTCGCCATCAGGCACTTCTAAATTCCTTGACGGGGGTAATCCGTCAACAACATCAGCTCAGTATTTATTCGATTCTGGAATTATTGTATAATTCTGGATTTGTAAGACAAGCTGATATAATTTAAAAAATAAAGGGGTAAATAAAATGTCAACAGTAAGAATTCAGATTCGCAGAGGAACATCAACAGATTGGACCTCAGTAAATCCCGTGCTAGCAGCGGGAGAAGCAGGAGTAGAGACAGATACTCTACAAATTAAAATTGGTGATGGAACAAATAATTGGAATGATCTTGGTTATGCAACTGTTACCCCAGCAAACCTTACAGATGCTATTAATGCAGCATTAACAGGTACTGTTGATACAAATTTTGCTACAATTGTAGATTTAAACAATGCTATTGCACAAGAAGTAACTAATCGTGAATCATCAATTGATTCTGCTAAATCTCAAGCAATTTCAACATCTCAATCATATGCTGATGCAAAAAAAGCCGAAGCTATTGCAACAGCTGAATCTTATGCTGACACAAAAAAGTCTGAAGCAATTTCTGCATCAGAATCTTTTGCAACTTCTGCAGATTCAACATTACACACAACCATTACAAGTGAAATAGCAACTGCTAAATCTCAAGCTATTTCAAGTTCAGAAAATTATGCTGATACAGCAATTGCAAATTTGGTTAATTCTGCTCCATCTACTTTAAATACCCTTAAAGAACTTGCTGATGCAATTAACGATGATAACAACTTTGCAGCAAATGTTTCTGCTCAGATTGGCGCAATTATAACTAACGGTAACCTTACTGGAACAACACTTAATAATCCAACAATAGATAATCCAACAATTAATGGAGATGCAAATTTTGATGGGTTAATAGTTGGACCTTCAGGTTCTGTGGCGGGAAGAATGATTGCTTCTGGTTCTATAACAAATGTACAACTTGGAGACAACTCAGTTTCAACATCAAATATTATTGATCAAGCAATAACAGATGCAAAAATTGCTACTGCAACAATTACAGCAGATAAAATTGCCGATCAAACAATAACAAATGAAAAAATTGCTACAAATGCAATTCAAACTGTAAATATTGCGGATAGCTCAGTAACAAGTGCAAAAGTTGCTTCGAATGCAATTGAAACTGTAAATATTGCAGACAATGCAATAACTGGTGCAAAGATTGCTTCTGGAACGATAGATGGTTCAAAAATTAGCTCAGCAACAATATTGGGATCTAATATTGCTTCAGAAACAATAACAGGATCAAACATTGCAGAAGGAACAATTGGTTCTTCAAAAATTAATTCTGTAACAATTTCACAAGTTACAGATTTAGGCACTGAACTAGGGCTTTTAGCTTCATCACACAATACAACTTTGACTGGTAACGTTTCTCTTCCATCTACCACCTCTATAGGAACAGTTACATCTACAGATATATCTTACCTTTCAGGATTAACATCAAATATCCAAAATCAATTAAATTTAAATTCAGGAAACCTTTCTAATCATGAATCATCTACAACAAATGTTCACGGAATTGATGACACAGCAGCATTAGCAGACAAAGACTACGTTGATGATGCAATAGATCAAGAAGTGTTAGATCGTAATGCAGCTATAGCATCAGAAGCATCAACAAGATCTACTGATATATCAAACGCAATAACAACTTCCGAAAACTATACTAACTCAGCAATTTCTACAGAAATTTCCAATAGAAATAACGCAATTGCAACTGCTAAATCTCAAGCAATTTCAACATCTGAATCTTATGCTGATACAAAGAAATCTGAGGCTATTGCAGCAGCTGAATCATATACTGATTCTCAAGATTCAGCATTACACACAACCATTACTGGAGAAATTGCAACAGCTAAATCTCAAGCAATATCTACATCAGAAGGTTATACAGATGCACAAATTTCAAACCTTGTAAACGCTGCACCTTCAACTTTAGACACACTTAAAGAACTTGCAGATGCAATAGGTGATGATCCAAGCTTTGTGGTTACTGTATCAAACCATATCGCTACAGCTAAATCAGATGCTGAAGCATATACAGATTCAAGTATTGCAACAGAAGTTACTAATCGTAATTTAGCTATAAATACTGCTAAAAATGCAGCAATATCAACTTCAGAAACTTATACAGACAATGCTATATCTGGTGAAGTTTCTAATAGAAATACAGCAATTGCAACTTCTCTTTCTACCGCCGAATCTTATGCGGATACAAAGAAAGCAGAAGCTATCTCAACATCTGAGACATATACAGATGCAGCAATTTCTACTGAAGTTAGTAACCGTAACTCTGCTATAAATACTGCTAAGTCGCAAGCAATTACAACTGCAGAAGGTTACACAGACTCTGCAATCTCAACAGAAGTTACAAACCGAAACACAGCAATTGCAACCTCTTTGACAACTGCAGAAGGTTATGCTGATACTGCAAAAGCATCTGCTATATCAACTGCAGAAGCATTTGCTACTGCTGCAGATTCAACTCTTCATACAACAATTACGGGAGAAATTGCTACCGCAAAGTCACAAGCTATTTCAACCTCTGAGTCATATACAGATTCAGCAATATCAACTGAAGTTACAAATCGTAATTCTGCAATTGCAACTGCACTTACTACAGCTGAGACTTATACAGATAATGCTAAAGCAAATGCTATTACAACTGCTGAAGGATATACAGATACTGCTATATCAACAGAAGTTACAAATCGCAACTCAGCTATAAATACTGCTAAATCGCAAGCAATTTCAACATCTGAAGGATATACTGATACTGCAATTGCTACAGAAGTATCTAACCGCAATACCGCAATTTCTAATGCTACTCAGCATATGGTTCAAACAACAGATACTGGCTCTGTTACTTCCGCCATGATTGCAGATGGAACAATTGTTAATGCTGATATCTCAACTTCCGCAGCAATTCTTGCAACAAAAATTGCGGGAACTGCAGTAACACAAGCAGATACAGCAACAGTTACAAATACAATGCTTGCAGGATCTATTGCAGATACCAAGCTTAATACAATTTCAACATCTGGCAAGGTTGCAAATTCTGCAACAACTGCAACAGATGCAAATACAGCATCAACAATAGTTGCTCGTGATGCATCTGGTAACTTTAGTGCAAACTTAATTACAATTAACCAAACACCTACATCAGCTGGACATGCTGCTTCTAAAGCATATGTTGATAACTTAACTGCAGGAATGAACTGGCACTCAGCAGTTCAGGCAGCAACCGCTGGCGTACTTCCTGCCTCAACATATACAGATGGAACAACAGATGCTAATGGTGGAAAAGGAATCGGTGCAACATTAGTTGCAACAGCAAACGGAGCACTTACTGTAGATGGAGTTTCTGTAAGCAATGGAAACCGTGTTCTTGTTAAAAACCAAGCAACAGCTTCTCAAAATGGTATATATATAGTTACATCAAATGGCGGAACTTCTTCGAAGTGGACGTTGACACGTGCCACAGATTCAGATAACCATATTACTGGACAGGTTGTTTCTGGAGATGCTGTATATGTTCTTTATGGTTCTAATAATGGAAACCAAAGCTTTGTAGAAACAGCAACAGGAACTGGAACTAATGGGGCACTGTTACTTGGAACAGATTCATTAACATGGACTCAGTTCTCTGGAGCAGCAACATTTATTGCAGGAAATGGTCTTACAAGAACAGGAAACGAAGTAGATGTTGTTTCTTCAACTCTTAATGTTACTGCTGATTCTGTAGATCTTGCCAACGTTACTCAAACAAATACAACAGGTGGGGTTTCTCCTACACGTGTTACAGCAATTTCAGTTGACTCATATGGTCGTATAACTGGTTATACAACAGGAACCCAGGCTATTGCAACTACATCAACACAAGGTATTGCATCGTTTACGCCTTCTAATTTTTCGGTTAACTCAGGTGTTGTATCGCTTGCATCAGGTGGAGTTTCAAATGCAAATCTTGCAAATAGCTCAGTTACTATAGGTTCAACTTCAGTAGCTTTGGGAGCAACTGTTTCAACTGTGGCGGGATTAACATTGACTTCTCCAGTAATTGCTCAAATCAGCAATGCAGGAACACTTACATTGCCAACATCTACAGATACTCTTGTAGGACGTGCAACTAATGATACGCTTACAAATAAGACAATTTCTGGTTTATCAAACACTATTTCTAATATTGCTAATTCAAGCCTTACAAATTCTTCAATTAGCATAAATGGTACAGCAGTTTCACTTGGTGGATCTATATCTGGACTTGCTACAAATGCTTCTCCTACATTTACAGGAACTGTCACACTCCCGCTCACAACTTCGGGATATGTAACAACAACTTCTGCGGGCGTAATTTCAAGCGTAGCAACAATTCCAAATGCTGGACTTACAAACTCAACAATTTCAGGCGTATCACTTGGATCTAATCTAAATGCACTTACAATTGGAACAGGTCTTTCTGGAACCTCATATAATGGCTCGGGAGCAGTAACAATTGCTAACACTGGCGTACTTAGCGTAAATGGTTCAACAGGAGCAGTAACAGGAATTGCAACAACATCATCACCTACATTTACAGGAACTGTAACGCTTCCATTAACAACATCTGGATATGTAACAACTTCTGGTTCTGGTGTAATTAGCTCAGTATCAACAATTCCAAATTCTGGATTAACTAATCCAAGCTTAACTGTTGGTTCAACAAATATTGCACTTGGTGCAACTGCAACCACCCTTGCTGGCCTTACATCTGTAACATCAACAGGATTTGTTGGAGCACTTACTGGTAATGTAACTGGTAATGCTGATACTGCAACAAAACTTGCAGTAGCAAGAAGCATAAATGGTGTTACTTTTGATGGTTCGGCTGCAATCAGCATAAAAGCATCTACTACAAATCCTCTTACAATTGGAACGGGACTTTCAGGATCATCGTTTGATGGTTCAGGAGCAGTCACAATTGCAATAGATTCAACAGTAGCAACGCTAACTGGAACACAAAATCTTACAAACAAAACTCTTACATCACCTTCAATTGCATCAGCAACACTTACAGGTTCTTTGACTGCAAACTCAAGCACAGGAATAACTGGTCAATACTTACAGTCAACTGGAACTGGAGTGCAATGGTCTAACGTACCAGCAGGTTATAATGCCCCTACTATAGGTACCACATCAATAGCTTCTGGCGCAACAGTAACATCAATATCTGGACTCTCACTTTCAAGTGCTGGAACTATCAGCACAACTGGAGATGTAACCGTTGGTGGTAACTTGACAGTTAACGGTACAACAACCACAATTAACTCAACTACTCTTAATACAACAGAGCAAGTTCTTGTTATCTCTAATACAGCTACTCCAACAGATGTAACTGCAAATGGTGCGGGAATCACAATTAAGGGTGCTACAGATAAAACCCTTAAGTGGTACTCATCTACAGGATCATTTAACTCATCAGAAAGCTTAAATATCGCTTCTGGTAAAACATTCATGATTAATGGAACTACTGTTCTTTCAACTACAGCAGTAGGTGGACAAACAATTCCAGGGTCTGCAATTGTTGGTTTAACAGATACTCAAACTCTTACAAATAAGACTTTGACTTCACCATCAATTTCAAATGCAACAATGTCTGGAACCACAACTTATGCTTCAGGTGGATCTATAACATTTGCAGATGGAACAAACCAAACTACTGCAGGTGTACCATCACTTACAACAATTGCTTCTCAACAAGCATCTTCAGCCTCATTTAACCCAGCAACTTATAGAGATCAGTTTATTCCTGTATCAGGTTCAAACACATTTACTATAGCTGACGCAGGTTGTGCAATTGGAACATCAGTTAACTTTTGGCAATATACTGGTACTCTTGCAGCGATTGCAGTATCAGGATCAGGATCAGCATCTGGTGCTACAATTTCTGGAACTCCAGGCTTAAAGTTAAGAGCAACAAACTCGGTAGCAACAGCCATGAAGGTTTCAGCAACATCCTGGATTCTTTATGGAGATCTTTCAGCTTAATAATTAAAAATAGAAAAGGGGAAATATAAATGGCAAAACATGCAACTAATGCGGGACAAGGAGAGCAGGTACCACCAAAGGCAGTAGTTTCTATAACTGCTACAGATGTTGGAACAAATAGAGCATATCTTGCAACCGCTGTTTCAAATCAAGCTTCTGCTTCAGGTCAGGGAGCTGCTGCACAGCTATCTTGGACAGATACAAATACACTGCCTATAGTTTCTTATACAATAACAACAACCCCAACAACTTATACAGCTACAGTTAATGCTCCTGCAACATCATATCTTTTTGAAGGGCTAGCTTCGAATACAGCATATACATTTTCAATTGTTGCTAATTCTTATGCTTAATAAAATCATGATACAATTAATTAATAATTTAAAACAGAAGGAGAGTGAGTAATAATGTCAACATCACCTCAAGATCAAATTTATACTGGAGTAACCCCGCCTCCGCCTCCTGTTACTCCGCCACCTCCGCCTTACGTATTCTCACCTCCAGGGTTCTTTGCCCCTCCAGGGTTCTTTGCCCCACCAGGGTTCTTTGCACCTCCAGGGTTCTTTGCACCTCCAGGGTTCTTTGCACCACCAGGGTTCTTTGCACCACCAGCTTTTGGAGGACCACTTCCTCAGCCAACAATAGGAGCAATAACTCAAACAGCTGATGGATTTACTTTTTCTGTAACAAACTCAAATGGAGTTGAAACTTATTCCGCAACTACTACGGTGGGTACCGTAACTGTTTCAGGAACAACATTTACAGTTACTGGTTTAACTTCAAATCAAGCTGCAACTGTTACTATAAATGAAACACAATCTACATACACATCTACTCCTTTAACAGTAACATCAAGTGCTTTGACTGCAAATTTGTCAACTCCAACATTTTCATCAGCCACATCCACTGCTAATGGATTTACATTTACCATAACAAATTATGATGCAACACAAACATACTCTGCATCATCTTCTGCTGGTTCTGTTTCCATATCAGGTTCTGGAGTAACAGTATCTGGACTTTCTGCAAATCAGGGTTCAAATATTACTATTACTGCTTCTAAAACAAACTACAATAGTGCCAGCGCAATAAAATCTGGCGCAGCATCACCATCTCTTTATTCAAGTAGTCCAACAACATCTTCTTCTGTGACTGTTACTACAATTCCTCAAGCACCACAATCAATTTCAGCAGCAGATGTTGGAGTAGGTGTAGCTTTTGGTAATGCACAAGCAAAAATATCATTCACGGCAGGAGGAACTGGAGGAAAAGCTGTTTCTAGTTATAACGTAACTTCTAGCGGATCTCAAACTGCCAGTGGAACAACTTCGCCAATCACAGTTTCTGGAATGACTGGTGGAACAAACTATTCATTTACAATGACTGCAACAAATGCAAATGGAACATCATTGGCTTCATCAGCCGCTTCCGTTACACCAACAACAATTCCAGCAGCTCCTACAGGAGTAACTGCATCAGCTCAAATAAACTATGATCAGGTATCTTGGACCGCACCAAATAATGGTGGATCTGGTATTACAAGCTATAATGTAATTTCAAGTGCACACGGAACTGTAACTGGAGTAACATCTTCTCCTTATAACTTTACAGAAACAGCTGGAAACTCTGATTATTATACTGTTCAAGCAGTAAACGCAAACGGAACTTCTGCCACTTCTGCAGCTTCGGGAACTGTAACAACACTTGCGCCGTTCTTCCCACCATTCTTCCCACCAGGGTTCTTTGCACCTCCAGGGTTCTTTGCACCTCCAGGGTTCTTTGCACCTCCAGGGTTCTTTGCCCCACCAGGGTTCTTTGCACCTCCAGGGTTCTTTGCACCTCCAGGGTTCTTTGCACCTCCAGGGTTCTTTGCACCTCCAGGGTTCTTTGCCCCACCAGGGTTCTTTGCACCACCAGGTTTCTGTATACATGAAGACACTCTTGTTCTTACAACTACAGGATATAGAGCAGCAAAACACATATCTGTAGGAGACGTACTTCTTACCAAGGTTTTTGACGGGATACTTGGAGATGTAAGTCTTAAAGAAATAGCAGCATTTAGTATAGCTGAATTAAATAATTTCAAATTTATTGAATCTGAAGTTACAGATATTACAGTTGCTACACAAAAAGAAACAATTATAATAAATGGAGATAAAGCTAAAAGATTCTCAGTATTAGAAGAAATTCTTGTATTAACAGATGGTCAATACAGATTAACTAATGCAAATCGTTTAGTTCCAGGTGATCAAATTGTTACTGTAGAAAGTGATCTTAACGATAATGAGATATACCTTCTAGATGTTAAATCAATAGATGTAATTGATGAAATTACAGAGGTCTATGAGTTTAATAGAACGCCATTTGGATTAATTGTTGCAGATGGAGTAGTAGTAAACAATGGTTATCCAGATTTTGATATAAATTAAATTAAACATACACTGTACCCATAATTTTTAAATTAGACATTATGGGTACAGCTATGTTATAATCATTGTACTAATAGATAGGGTTAAAATGAGTTATTCATCTAAAGAAATGCTTTTCCCAGGAATTTGGGTTTATAAAGATGTATTTAAAAAAGAAGTTGATTTAATAGGACGTGTAGAAAACTTAATTGCAAACAATAATTCTGATTTTAAATGGTCTGGAGCCACTGTTGGCTACATGGAATCTCGCCCAGAATATAGAGATTGTGTAGATTTTAAAATTGGCGAAATTAAAGATCAATCAATGCTACAAAATCCAGATTTTCAAACTTTGCAGGACATCTGGAAAGATGCGTACTTAGCACAAATTGATGCTGTTAATGATTATTGCGCAATGTATAATTCAAAGATGGATTATTGGGAAGTAATGAATTTTGTTAAATATGGTCCTGGACAACACTTCCAAGAACACGCAGACCATGGATTTTCGTATAGCGCAACAGTTTCATTGGTTGGGTATCCAAATGATGGTTATGTTGGCGGTGGATTAAGATTCCCAAAACTTAATATTGATATTCAACCAAAAGCAGGAGATCTTTATATATTCCCATCAACATACCTATTTTCACATGTTGCCCTTCCAGTTTCTGAAGGAACAAAATACTCTATTGTTACAATGCTTGATTATAATGATCATGCGCATAATGATGAGTTTATGCAGATGCGTGAAAAGTGGGTCGCAAGAGATGCACAAAATAAAGGCCTTTAAAAGAGAAGGCTATGGAAATTTATCTCCACTATCAATAAAAAGAGAATGGATGGATAATACTTGGAATTCACACGCCTATCACTGTTTTCCAATCGGCTTAACAAATCAGTTGGGGTGGGGCATATCTTTTCCAGAAGACATATCTTTTATTTGGGATGGAATAAATGATTCTTCACCAGAGCATGTAAAAATTATGTCTGGAGAAAAATATGTTTCAACTGGAAGAGCTAATGCCACTATTAGTTTTAATACTGGTATAAGTTTTGAAACAGAAAAAAATGTTAGTATTTTATCTATGCCCGTACCAAACTATCCAAGAGATGGTATTACTCCTTTTTCTACAATTATGTCAACTTCTTTTTTTAATGAAGATTTGCCATGTGCATGGATAATAACTAGGCCAAATGTTGAGATAACAATAAAAGCAAATACTCCAATTATTGCAATACTACCAATTGATTTATCAGAACTTCAGGGTTCTGAAATAGATCTTTTACCAATAGATCAAAAAAAGCCTCAATCAGTAGATATGAATGAATATGGTAATACAATATATGAAATTAATAGAAATGGAAAATGGACAAATTTTTACCGTGATGGGGTTGATCATAAAGGCAAAAAGCTTGGTGAGCATCAGGTTAAAGCAATAAGGCTAAGCGTAACTAACTAGTATCTATGATATAATTATTTTATATAGAAAGAAGAAGCAATGGAATTAGCTAATAATTGGAATAAAAATGATTTGCCAAAATCAATAACCCCGTCTGGATTTTTTGGAGATTCAATTGAAAATATTGTTGAGTTACAAAATTTTATTACGGAAAAAGAACAAGAAAGCTTGATGAGATTTGCTTTAAACAATAAAATTTGGGATAAAACAGAAACACATGTTGACCAAGATGGTTTAGTTTTATATGATGCAACAGTTTGGGAAGACCGTGTTTGCACATATAATTCTTTAATGGCATCAGATCCATCAATATTAAATCTTATCTATTCTTTAATTGATCGTTTAAAAATTGAAGTTGACAAATTTTTTAATGTAAATGTTCAAGCCACTGGACCAGCAATTGTTAGATGGCCTGTTGGAGCACGACAAGAGCCTCACGCAGACAAAGAGTTCCATGTAGGAGAAGAACGTGGCAGACCAAATGATTTTCCCTGGTATGATATAGCTGGCCTATTTTATTTTAATGACGATTATGTGGGTGGAGAACTTTATTTTCCCCAACATGGAATAGAGTTTAAACCAAAGCCAAGGGCGGCGTACTTCTTTCCTGGAGACAAATATTATGCCCATGGAGTAAGACCAATAAAATCGGGTAATAGATTTACTTCTCCATTTTTTTGGACAATAATGGAGCATACAGGTGAAAAACAACCACCTGCAGGTTTTATTGGTGGATTCGATAATCCAGAATATAAAAAGCTTTTTGAAAATAAGGAGAATAATGAATAATATTAAGTTTACAGATGATTTTAAAGATTTAGAGTTTGAAGAAATTTATCCAAATGTAATTGTTTATAAAAATATGCTTTCTAATCCTCAAAAAGCTTATGAAACTATGTCTAAATCAGAATCAGCTTCTGAGGGAAAATATTTTTTAAAACCTTGGACAAAGTGGGCTCAATTTGGAACTTATACTCAAATAAAATGGGGAGAAGATTTAAATAATGTTGAACAAGGAGAAATGTTTGATGATGAAAAATCCTTACAAGACGAATTGATTGCAGCTTACGAAAAAGCAGCATCTCATTATACTAATCATACAGGTTTAAAATTTCCAGAAGACGCACATTTTAGCGGAAATTCTTATTGTAAATATTTTGATGAAATTGATGATTTAAAAAATAATATGACAATGCAATATCATACAGATTATATCATTTCTCAAAGAGACATGCCTGGAGATAAATTTCACACAACAATGACATTTTATATAAATGACGATTATGATGGTGGGGATTTAGAATTTTATATTGATAACAATATTATTAATCATAAACCAAAAGCTGGTGATTTAGTTGTATTTCCTTCTACAGATCCTTATTATCATGGAGTTAAAAGAATTTCTAATGGAAACAAGTACTTTGTTAGAAATTTTGTTATGACAAATTACCCAGGATCAGAAGAATGGCTAGAAAAGCAAAGAACAATTGGTGCTTATAAATGGTCTAAGATGGAATGGGAAAGAATTGAAAAAGAAGATGATGAAAATATGATTTATTTAAGTAACGGAACAAAAATTACTTTTGCTGAAGCACAAAAAATTAGGGCAGAAAAGTTAGGTATAACTCAGACAAATGAATAAAAATTTTGTTTTAGATGATTTGCTGTTGATTGAAGATTTTATAACAAAAGAAGAAGCTGAAAAAACAATTGCTCTTTTAAATAGATTAAATGAAATAAGGCCAGATTTTTGGAAGCCAATTTCATTTTATGAATCATATTCCTCTGGTTATCCAGAAGACAATGATCCAATACTTGCTGAGTTTGGTTTGCCAAATAATTGGTTTTCTAGCTTGTATAAAAGATTTAGAGATGCGGTTGCAGAAGTAGCTAATATTCCAGAACCACAGCTTTCAAAAATAAGTTTTCATTCACAAAAATGGGAGCCAGGCGCATTTGCTCCGCTTCACTCAGATAACAGCAATAATGATGGTGTTATGGGAGCATTTACAAGAAGTCGTTATGCAGCGTTCTTATATTTAAATGATGATTTTGAAGGAGGAGAACTATCTTTTTCTGAACATAACCTTGAGTTTTTACCAAAAACAGGCATGTTGGCAGCTTTTCATGGTGGTCATAAAAACATGCATGAGGTTAAGGTTGTTAAAAAATCAAACAGATACACTATAGGTTCTTTTTTTGATGATCGTGAGGAATCAGATTATCCTCAAGAAACTAGGGATGCGTGGGCAAAAGAGCTTGCTGAGGTAAGAGCGATGCAAGCAGATCAAGCAGTAGAATGGTCAGGAATACGTCAAGAAGGAAAAAGATTGACACCAGATGGAAATAAAATTTCAGAGAAAGATTTGATATGAAGCAAAAATTTTTAGGCGGTAAAGAACAATATATAATGTTTGACCTAGATGTTTTGCATCCAGACATCTGGTATTGGGATAATGTTATTAGTTACCCTGATGAGTTAGTTCAATTTATTAATAATATAGACTCTAATCAAATGTCTCATAAAGCCATATCTCCATGGAATGTTTGGACAGCAAGTAATAATAATGATTTAATTTATGGTGCAACCAAAAACATTAATAAAGATGAGTCTAAATGGGGTTGTGGGGATGAAAAAACTGATCAAAAAATCCTATATATTTACAATAGCTTAGAAATGGCCTTTGAAATGTGTTATTCAAGATATATGGACGGTCATAAAATTAATAAAGATGAATATAGATTAGAGACAGACAATATTCCTGTTAAAAAATGGCAAGAAGGCGCAAATATGGGTCCTCATGCTGATGGTTATGATGGCAATAAAGATTTGGCATTTTCTTTGGTTTGCTACCTTAATGAAAATTATGAGGGGGGAGAAATAAGCTTTCCAGGCCACAATATAACGATTAAGCCAAAGAAAGGTAGTATGATAATGTTTCCTTCTCAAACGCCCTTTATACACGAAGTAAAGCCTATTATAAGCGGTGATAGATACATGTCTACAGTATCTGCTTGGAAAATTTAATCTATAATAAATTTATGATATAATTTAGTTATATCGGGGGTATGAATGTTTTTTTATGATAGACCAGATTGCTTAAATCCATCTCCATACGTTGATGAATATGGAACAAAATCTGGAATTTTTATTTTTAAAAATATAGTTCCAGAAGAATTAGTTGAAAAAATTGAAAATGGGCTAAATGCTCTGCCAAATGAAATCCCTAAGTATGATCAGGGTTTAATGAGCTGGTATACAGAAAAAATGGCTCCAGGAGTGCCTGGCACAATAGAGCTATGGGAATTTATGAGCGAGCTTATAGGTCCAAATTGGATTATTCATCCTCAAAACGCTTATTTAAGAGTAAGGCCTGGAGATAATGGAATGTTTATTCACTCCGATAGTCCAGGTAAAGGACAATGTCATCTTTTGTCACAAAATGATTTATGGAGTACTTGCTGCGAATTAGATTATGGAATATGTGCTTATTTTGGTGATTATGAAGGCGGAGAAATTTTTTATCCACAAATTAATCCAGATGGAACAATAAAAACAACTCCTGAAGATTTTAAAAAAGGATGTTTTGAGTACAAGCCACAAAAGGGAGATATAGTAATTCATAGTGCTTTTGAGCCGTACGCACATGGAGTGAGAGAGGTCACTTCTGGTACAAGATATGTTTTTTCTAACTTTTCTTTAAAAAAAGAAGATGCTCCAGGAACATTTAATATATATGGAACCCCAGAATATTATAAGCAGATCGGTAACAAAACTCACGAAGAGATAAGGGCTTGGATGGATCCTTTAAAAATAAATCCTCAATTTAGTAAAGAAAAGCTTAAAGTTTATCAAGAATCAGGCCTGGAAGGCACAGATTTAGCAAAAACATTCTTTAGTGATATGGTCGAGTAATTTGAGAGACTTAGCAAATGGCGGAACAGCAGAAGAATATGATGAGGCCATTGATTTAACTATACACACAAAATGCCCTGAAAAATGGCTTTTGATTGATATGGAAACAGGTCAACAATACATAGGATCTCCAACACCAAATCTTTATGGAAAATGGCGTAGAGTAAATACGTATAAGTGGGAAGAAGTGGCAGCTACAGAATAGTTTTTTAAGCTTTGTGGCAGTAGTGTGGTAGAATTTAACTATGAAAGTAACACCTATAGACGAAGTTAATTGGGGAATATATGTCTGGCAGATGCCAGATGGCTCTATTGTTAGAGATGAAGATGATAACACTCTAAACATTCCCGCAATTCGTGGAGATATTAGCCAGATTCAAAAACTTAAAAAAGTTGCAAAAGAGCTAGGCCTAGATGAAGGTCATCCAATGTTTTTCTCTGGTCATAGAAGAGTTACTGATGATGAACTTGAAGAACAAAAAGCACGTGCACAAATTGGACTTGTTCCAGATCCACAAGATATGCCAGCTATGATGGAATATGTAAGAGATATGAAGGAGATGGACCTTGGCTAGATTAACCACCGCTGATGATGATGATCAGGACGGCACACAAAGAATTTATACAGGAGAAGATTTTAATCTTGTTGCAAAGTCTGAAGAAACATTTGACGACCCATTCAATGTAAGCTGGGAAGAAATTAAAAAATCAGAAGGCCTAAATGATAATTTTAGACGCAGAGCTAACAGACTTGAAAAGTCCTTTACTGGAGTAAAAGATGCAAAATCTAAAAAATTAGATCCGCTTGATTTAACAGGCTATTCATTATTTCAAATTGTTCAACCTCCATACAACGTCTTATATCTTGCACAATTATATGATGTTTCTCCATATCATCACTCTGCTGTAAATGCTAAAGCAGCAAACGTTGTAGGTTTAGGATACAAGTTTGAAGAAACTTGGGCAACAAAGGAAAAAGTTGAATCAGCAATGTCTGATCCTAAAAAGCTTGATAAGCTTCGTACAAAGCTTGAAAAATCAAAAGAAGATTTAAGAGGATATCTTGAGTCAATGAACTCAGACGATTCTTTTATTGAAAATATGAAAAAAGTATTTATTGATTTAGAATCAACAGGAAACGGCTACCTAGAAGTTGGTAGAACCGCAACTGGAAAGATCGGATACCTAGGACACATACCTGCAACAACTATGAGAATACGTCGTCACCGTGACGGTTTTGTTCAAGTTGTTTATAACCGATACACCTTCTTTAGAAATTTTGGAGATACTGAGACCCCAGATCAGATCGGAACTGACCCACAACCAAACGAAGTAATTCATTTCAAGGTATTCTCACCATCAAATACATACTATGGAATACCAGATATTCTTTCTGCCAAAAACGCACTTGCGGGTGACGAATTTGCACAAAGATTTAACTTAGACTATTTTGAAAATAAAGCTGTACCACGTTATATAATTACCGTAAAGGGAGCAAAACTTACTGCTGATGCAGAACGCAAATTGCTTGAGTTCTTCCAGACTGGTCTTCGTGGTCGCAATCATAGAACTTTATATATTCCTCTTCCATCAGATGGAGAAAACTCTCGTGTTGAATTCAACATGGAGCCAATTGAAGCGGGAATTCAAGATTCTTCATTCAAGAATTATGCTGTAGAAAATAGAGATCGCATTCTCCTTGCACATCGTGTTCCAGTATCTAAGCTCGGAATGCCAGCAAACGTGTCATTGGCAAATGCTAAAGATGCAGATAAAACATTTAAAGAGCAGGTATGTCGTCCACGACAAGAAGAACTTGAGTATAAGATTAACAAGATTATCAGTGAAATAACTGATGCTTTTGTTCTTAGATTTAATGAGCTTGCACTTACAGATGAGGAAACACAATCAAGAATTGATGATCGTTACCTTAAGGATCAAGTTATTCTTCCTAACGAAGTTCGTGCACGTAAGGGACTTCCTCCTATTGCCACAGGAGATACAGTTCTTGTGTTAAATCCAAAAGATGCTGGTGATGCAAAATCAGACGCTAGTGGAAATAAGACACGTGATCAAAATAGAACATTGAATGCGCCAGATAAAATGGGTACAGCTCGTAATGCAAAAGGCGAAGGTCCCCAAGAAGGTAACTAATAATGGCTACAGCAATAGATGTATTAAATATTGCTAGAAGTCAAATTGGTTTCTATGAAGGTGCTAATAATGAAAATCCATACGGTGATTGGTATGGTATAAAAAATGCTCCTTATTGTGCAATGGGAATTAGCTGGTGCTTTGCGCAAGTTGGTTTATCACATTTAATTGCTGCACAAACTCCAAAAGGATTTTCTTTTAATCCTGCAGCACTCCATTGGTTTCAAATGCAAGGCCTTATTGTTAATAAGATGCAGATGCAACCAGGGGATTTGGTAATGTATGACTGGAATGGGGACGGGGTAGCAGATCACGTAGAACTATGTGAAAATGCAAGTCCTGGAGGATTTACCACAATTGCATTTAATACAGGTAATCCAAATGATCCTACAAAAGAAGGATGCTTTAGAGTTCATAGAAATTATCTTTTTGTGATTGCAGTAATAAGACCAAAATACCCAGTGCCAATTCAGCCAGCAGTATCTAAAATAACTACAAAGAAAGCAACAGCAGGTGTTGCAGCAACTGCAACTGCAATAACTGGAGGCATGTTAGCGACACATCCAGGAACAACAAATTCTGGATCTTTATCTAAATCTACAACAGTTTTTGTTGCTCCACCATTTCCCACATCTCAAGCTTCCTTTGCTATTAGCCAAACAAACGATGCAGTTTGGACTGTTCAAAAAGCTTTAGAAAAAGCGGGACTTTTACCAAAAGCCTACGATACTGGAACAATGAATAAACAAACCATAACAGGTTTAAGTCAATATGAAAAAGCATTGGGTATAACGGTTGCAAATAATACAATTCCACAAATAGTTTATGACAACCTTAAAGGAACATTATGAGGCTAAAACATCATTTTAAGTTCACAGTTGGAGACGCAAAACAACTCAGTATAGCCTTTACTGGAGCAATTTCAGCTTGGGCAGCAACAGGCTTTCAGCGTGATATAGCCCATTTAGCATATCCGATAATTGGCTTTGTTACGGGTGGGCTAGTATCTCATAATTCAACTAATGACCCTGGTGTATTGCCTCCATCGCACATAGAAACGCCGTATGCCAATAACATAAATGATAATTCTAAATCAGTTCCAGATCCAATTTTATCGGGAGAAACCTACAAGCCAGAAGGTGCCGATATTAAAAAGGTCATAAAAATCAATTCAAATATAATAAAAAATATCCCCTAAAATTATGACTTATTTATAAAACTTGCTATTATTTATTTACATATGGACATTCAAAAAACGTACTGGACAAACAGCGAAAATTCAATGGCCCTCCACTTTCCTATTACAAAGGTTAACAAGGAGAAGAGAACCGTTTCTGGTTTTGCCACATTAGACAATTTAGATCGTCACGGAGACATAGTAACAGCAGAAGCAAGTAAAAAAGCTTTTGATAATTTTAGAGGAAACATTCGTGAAATGCATGGATCCTCAGCAGTTGGCAAGATGGTCAACTTTAAAGAAGATAATTTTTTTGATCCATCAACACAAAAGAAATATTCTGGTATTTATGTAACAGCATACATATCAAAAGGCGCACAAGATGCTTGGGAAAAATGTTTGGATGGAACTTATTCAGGTTTTTCTATTGGCGGAAATATTGTAGATGCAAAGATGGAGAAATCAGATGATGGAACAGAGTCTCACAGAGTTATTCATAATTTTGATTTGCACGAACTTAGCATTGTTGATTCACCAGCAAATCAACTATCTAATTTCTTTTCTATTCAAAAAATGGCAGAAGGCATAATTACAGAAAATGTATTTTGGTGTTCAACAGATGAAGTTGCATCAACATCAACAGCAACAACAAAAAGCTGTGTTGTTTGTGATACAAACATGACAAATATTGGTTGGGTAGAACAATCTGATACTGAAAAATTTGAAGCAATTGAAAAAGTAATTGACTCTTATTTTACAAAAGATGATGCTCCAACATCAGCACACGAAGCAACGGAGTCAGCAGCTCCAGGTTTGGCAGGTAATATAAATGTAGTTGACTCAACAGTTGCAACACTTATGTATCCTGATCAAAATGAAAAAAACAAGGTAACTAAGAGTGATGATATTTCACTCGCTGAAGGGGGTAACACAATGGCAGAAGATACAAATGCTACAATTGAAAAGTCAATTGATGCAGAAGCTCCCGCCGAAGAAGTTGCGGTAATTGAAGAGGTAGCAGTAGCTGCTGAAGAGTCAATTGAAAAAGCCGTTTCTATTTCAGAAGTTGAAAATGCTTTTGATTTTGAGAAGATGGTTTCTGACCTAAAAACCTTCTTTGGTGAGTCTTTAACAAAGAACTACTCAGATAGTTCTGCAGCTGTAGAAGCTACTAACAAGATGTTTGAGGAAACATCTGCTAATTTAGCTAAGCAGATTGCCGATTTGGGCGAAAAATATGAAGCCCTAAATAAGTCAGTTACGGATATGTATGGAAAAATTGAATATGTAAATCATCAATTAACCAACTTTGAATCCGCATCTGCAGTTAAGAAGTCCAGTGACCTAAATGGATCATTGGAGACAAATAAAAAAATAAATAAAAGTGTATGGCAAGGAGCCTTCCTCAAGGTTAATAGCTTAAACTAAATCTACAAAAAAAATAAGGTGGTGAAATAAATAAATGAGTAATGAACTTTTACAAAAAGTAATTGACACAACAAATCTAGGTTCTTCAGCAGTTAATGCTTCTGGAGATTCTTCAAATCTCAGCGGTGATGGTCTCCTCTATCCAGATCAGGCTAACCGTTTCCTAGATTACATGTGGGATGCTACGATTCTTGCTAAGGCAGCTCGTACTATCCGTATGCGTTCTAACACAACCGAGATTGATCGTGTTGCAGTTGGACAGCGCATCATGACAGTTGCACAAGAAGATAATCCTCGTGATTATGTTCAGGGTTATACCAATGCTGCAGCTACATTTAATAAGATCTCGCTTACAACTCGTAAGCTTCGTCTTGATTGGGAACTTTCTTCAGAGTCTCTTGAAGACAATATTGAAGGTCCAGATCTCGAAGATCACATTGCACGTTTGATGGCTACCCAGGCTGGTAACGACATTGAGGATGTTCTAATCAATGGTACAGGATCAGGCTCTGGTCTTATGTCAGCTTTCAAGGGATTCCGTCAACTCGCAGTTGACAACGCTCACGTTGTTGATGCACAAGGTAATGGTCTTGACAAAGCAATTTTCAATCTTGCTATCAAGACTCTTCCACGTAAGTACAAGCAACGCCGTAATCAACTTCGCTTCTTCACAGGATCGAACTTGGTTCAAGATTATCTATATAATCTAACAGCTGAAACCTCTTCAGGTTTCACACCATTTGATATCGCTTCAGGTATCGTCCGTGGTGATGTTGCTGCTAACGATGGTGGCCCAGGCACAGTAACACCATTTGCATTTGGTATTCCAGTTATCAACGTTCCGTTGATGACAGAGACCGTTGCTGGTGACTACTCAGGTGCTGCAGGGGATCACGGTGATCTTCACCTCACATTCCCACAGAACTTCATTGTTGGTATCAAGCGTGATGTAACAGTCTATCGTTTGTTCCAGCCAAAGAAGGATACAATTGAGTACACTCTCTTTATCCGTGTTGGCGCACAAATGGAGAACTACGATGCACACGTTATCGTTAAGAACGTTAAGGTTGCAGGTTCCGTAGCAGGCTTTGATTTCCAAGGTTCTGTTTCAAACGGTGCAAATGTAACTGGCGGATTAAACGGAAACACATTCTAATTTTAATTAGATGCAAGGCGGGGGAATACTATGTATTCCCCTTAGCCATTTAATGGTATAATTAACAATGACGAAAGGAAATATATGTCATTTACAGAACTAAAGTTGCCAGAATTAAAAAAGATTGCAGACTCATTTGGTGTTGATATTTCAGATATAAAAACCAAAAATGAGGTTGTTTCACGTCTTGCTGAAGAAGGAATCACATGGCAGATGTATGATAAGTTTAATAATGCCGAAAAAGAAGAAGTTAAAGTACCAGCAATAGAACAAAAGAAGCGGTCAGCAACTTCAGCAAACAAATCTAATTCTGTTTTAGTAAAAATGGAAAGAACAAATCATTCATATCAAGTGGGGGGATATACTTTTACGGATCAACACCCATTTGTAGCTATGCCAGAAGAGAATGCACAACAAATTTTTGATAGACAGACTGGCTTCAGATTAGCAACGCCTAGAGAAGCCCAGGAGTTTTACAGCTAAAAAATAAATAAAAAGGGGGGTAATCTGAATGCAGAATATCCAGGTAGGAAGTCAAGAGAAAGTATACATTTACGTATATAGTGATGGAGTGCTTACTCAAGCAGATCACCCCCCAACTTTATCAATTTATGATGCAGATAATGATGCATTACCAATATCAGGATTTAATTCGTCAAACGTTATTGATGAGCCAGAACCTGGTAAGTATGGGTTTTTATTAACGCAACTGGTTACAAACACAGTTCGTGTTTTAGAGTTAAGATGGACATATGTAATAAATGGTCTTTCAGTAACTCAAACAGATTTTTATCAAATTCAACCAGTTTATTCGACTATTAGCGAGATAATAGATTTTTTAAACTATGGGGCTACTCCATCAGATATAAATTATCATCCAATATCTGAGATACAAAATGCAGAAAAATTAGCAAGAACAATTATTGACGGATATACTGGTCTTAAATTTTATTTAAGAAATGATTCTCAAGAGATGTTTGCAAATGGATCTGATGCACTTCAACTTGTTGAAAGAATGACAAGTGTTGATAAGATGTATGAAGATGACATTCTTGTTATTGATAATACGCAGCAACCAGCTTATAATCAATTTGGGTACAATATTGAATTAACGCAAACTGGATACGTTGCAAGATTAATAGATCCAGGGTGGGACATTAGATACGATAACGAAGTTGATGCAAACGTTCTTTATTATGGAAGATTTAGAGACGGATCTAGGTACAAATTTGTTGGAAATATAGGATATAAATATGTGCCAGAGGATATTAAAATTGCATCTATGCTACTTGTAAACGACATATTGTCTAATGATTATAACTGGAGAAATAAATATCTTTCTAAAGTTGATCTCAGCGAAATTTCATTTGAAATGTCAAAAGGAGCATTTAATGGTACGGGTAATATCACTGTGGATAACATCCTTGATCAATATCGTAACATTAATATGATGTTGATATAATGTTTAATGCATCAATAATGGGTTCTATAATGAACACTAAAGCTGATATATACATACAAGAGTACAGTCAAGATCCCAACACTGGTGCTGTGTTAAGAAGTTGGTCTTATGCAAAAACCATAGATTGTAAAATTGAGCCAGTAAAAGTTCATGGTGCTTCAACACGAACAGATAATAAGGTTTTTAAAAGTGGTTCTGAGGGAGATTATAACGAAAAACTTCAGCTTAAAATTAAATGTAATGAGCTTTTAAGTAAAAGATGGCGTATAGAAAATATACGCTCAAGCGATAATAAACCAATATTTATTGAAATGGATAGGTTTGGTGATCCAGATACAATATTTGAAGTAACTTCTTCTCATCCAACACTTGATCCATTTGGAAGAATTGCTTATTATGAAGCTGTGCTTCTAAGAGTTCAGGCACAAAATAATGATATCTCTTAACATTGATTCTAAACAAATAGTGTCAGATCTTGATGGATTTTTAAGCAATGTAAAACAAATTACAAATCCTTCAGTTGTAAGCGAAATTTCAAAAGGAATATTTACTGTAACTGGTGAAGAGTTTGTTAAATCTGTAGATAGATATGCCAGGATGAATCCTAAAAAAATGCACCACGTTTATGAGTGGGGTAAAGTTGGGGAGCCATCTGGTAGGTTGTTTGTTCTTGAAAGAAATTCAGTTTTAAATGGCTCATTAATAATTAATGCAAAATTTTTACCTTCTAGAATGCCAGTTCCAATCAATCCAGAGCTTTTGCAACAAGGAAAAAATGGAAAAATTGTAACAAGAAGAAGTATATTTGCAGATAAAGCAACAGTAATGGAAGAAGGTAGATCTGTATCTTTTACTGCAAAAAGAATATTGTCTTTTGTTGGCGATAGCGGATTAGTTTTTGTAAAGCCTGGTACTCAAATAAACATACTACATCCAGGTGGCAAAGGAGTAAATGGTGCATTTTCAGAATTTTTATTAGAATGGTATACAAATAATGGATACAGTGCAATGGACAATTCTGGGTTTTTTGAAAAAATATCCAACAACGTTTCTATTGCATTAAATCAAAACAATGCTACCATTAATACAGTAAAAAGAGCGGTATCAGATTCAATAATTTCAATGGGTCTAGACCAGGAGGTTATAGTATGACAGACTATACGTTAGTAGCAGCTTATGATGTAAGAAATGCTATTTGGAGTGAATTGCAGGCAGCGGGACTTTTTGATATAAATGATTATTATCCTGATGGATTTCCCGAGCCTTTGATCCCTATTATCCCTGCACAGCAAATACCAGAAATAAATAATTTGCTTCCAGGAAAAGATTTTTTAACCTATGATATAGCTCAAAAGCGAGCAAATCCGCAATGGTGGATAACATATGAGTCAATTACACTCATGATCGTTTCTAGGGATAATGCTAGAATTATGACCATAAGCAACTTTTTGACAGATCTGTTCAGAAGATATGATCTATCGGCTAAAGATATTAATCTGCAACTATCTGAAGGAAGCCCCTTCAATTTCCTTACTTTTAATATAGAGTACTCGGACCCAGTTCAACCATTTACAGACGAGGGTGGATATATGAGTGGTGTACTAACTATAGGCTATTCGTATACACGTGATATAGCAAACAGCTACACTGGAAGATACTCTTAAAATTTGATTTATTTTAAAATAATGCTATGATTCTATATGAGGAAGCAAGTTGTCATCTAGTTTTATTACAAATAAAATAAGGTGGTGAAATAAAAAATATGGCTACAAATACAAGAAACGTAATAGTTGGTGCAGCTCAGATTTTCGTCTCTAATAATGACGGAATCAATAGCCCACGCCCTACTACTACACCAAATGATATCAAAACTCTTCTAGGTACTTCAACAGGTACTTCAGCAGCAGCAGCACTCAATGGTAATGCATCATACCGCAACGTCGGTTTGACAAACACTGGTTTGGAACTTAACTATCAGCCAACATATGCTGAAGTTAAAGTTGATCAACTACTTGACGCAGCTAGACTTTTTAAGTCAGATATTAAAGTAGAACTCAAGACAGAGCTTTCAGAAGCAACACTTGAAAACCTACAACTCGCATGGGGTCAAATGGATTCTTATTATAATGCAGCAGGCAGTGCAGTTGACGCTTTGAAACTTACAGATCCTATCACAGGTGAAGTCGGTGCAACTCTCAACATGGCAGCAGGTTCTCTTGGAGATGCTCCAGTAGAACGTGTTATTGTCGCTGTTGGTAATGCTCCATATGCAATCGGAGATGCAACACAAACTTATGCAGGACGCAATAAAGAGCGTATCTACATCGGTCGTCGTGCAGTTTCAATGGATGTTACAATGCACTCTTTGAAGCGTGACGCAGCAACTGTATTCCCAGTTGCATTTCGTTTGCTCCCTGATGATTCTCAGGCATCATACGGTGGTTCTGAATACGGCGTCGTAATTGACCGTGTATGGGGAACAAACTAATCCCAGATTAGTATATAAAACTTAATATAGAATTTCAAGCCCTCCGAGAAATCGGGGGGTCTTGAATTTGTATTACCTTATAATATTGGTATAATTTAACTAACACAAAGGAGCTATAAATTGGCAACAACAGTATATGATGTACTAGATATTGAATTAAGCGATGGATCAACTATCGAGCTTAAACCTCTGCCTATTAAACAATTAAGAAAATTTATGGAAATAATTAATGCTATGCAGGATGTAGAAGATGGTTCTGCCGATGCAGCAATGGAAATTTTTATTAAAGCAGCTATGATTTGCTTAAAATCTACAAGACCAGATCTTGCAGAAGATCAAGATAAGTTTGAAGAAATCATTGAAACTCCTACAATGATGAAAATCCTTGAGGTTGTCGGCGGTCTGAAACTAACAGACCCAAACCTTCTGGGAGCGGCTCTAGTTGGGACGAACTAGATCTACGCTCCTTAGAGTCTGAAGCTTTCTTGCTCGGTCATTGGAAAAACTTTGACGAGTTAGAATCTTCACTTTCTCTTGATGAACTAACAGCTTTGTTAGATTACTCAAGAAAAAAAGATCGTGAAGATAAAAAGTTTAGTGCAGCACTTCAGGGTGTTGAACTAGAAGAGGAAGTGGCAGTTTTGGATATTGCTGATCTAAAAGGATATGCAGCAAACCAAGAAGGTTTCGGTATAGGTCAGGGCTTAGGATTTATGTCTATAGGAGGTGAAGAGTAATGGCAAATATTGAATTAAATATAGTTGCGTTAGGTGATTTTACATCTGTATCAGATCAAATAACAAAACTTAAAGCGCAAGTTGCTGCACTCAACACCTCATTAGCGGGAGCAACGGGAGCATCATTTGATAAAGCTGCTAAAAGTGTAAATGCTTTATCAAACGAATTTAGTAATGCTCTAACAGCAAGTGGATCTTTTACAAAACAAACTGTACAACTTCAAACAGAAACAGAAAAGTTTGGCCAATCACTTCAAAAAGGAACTCTTGGTTTAACAAGTTATTATCAAATATTAACTAAGCAGCAGGGCGCAGCTACAGATTCAGTAAAAGCTTTAGCCGTAGAACAAACAAAGTTACAAAATTCTGTAATTATGGCAGATCCCTCTAAGCAGGGTTTCTATTCAGTTTTTACACCTAAAAGTATTGATGCAGTTGCTAATGCTACAAAAATAGCTGCAAATGCACAAAATATTTATAATATTGCAATTAGGCAAGGCGCAAATGAATTAATTAACTGGGGTAAAAATACTCAGTGGGCTGGTCGTCAGTTAACTGTTGGTCTCTCTATGCCAATGGTTTTATTTGCTCAACAAGCAGTATCTGCATTTAATAGCGTAAACACAGCATTAACCCAATTTCAAAAAGTTTATGGAGAAGGACTTGTTCCTCCAAGCCAAAATTCAATTGATCAAATTTCTAAACAAGTTCTTGATTTAGGAAGAAATATGGCAGCAACTTTGGGAATATCTCAAGAATTTACTGTTCAAGTTGCTTCGTCTTTTGCTGCAATGGGTAAAATGGGAACTGATCTTACAACAATGACAGAACAGACAGATAGACTTGCAAAGTTAGGCAACTTAGATCAAAAAACTGCAACCACGGCAGTGATTGCTTTACAAAATGTTTATAAATTAAGTACAACACAGCTTGCTGATGCAGTAAATTATTTTGGAGCAATTCAGAAACAAACTTCTCTTTCTATGAACGACCTAGTTGATGCTGAAAGTAGAGTTGGTCCAATTATTGATCAATTGGGCGGTAGTTATAAAGATACTGCTATTATGTTGCTTGCAATGAAGGAAGCTGGTGTTCCAGCAGCACAAGGCGCAAACGCACTTAAATCTGCTTTTGCATCAATTATTGCTCCAACCTCAGCAGCAACAAAAGAATTTCAAAAGTACGGAATTAACTTAGCTCAGATTAAAAATGCTGGCGGACCCGTTCAAATGATTCAAGAGCTTCAAGGAGCGTTGCAAAATCTTAACCCATTAATTAAAGAACAACTTATTGAAAAATTATTTGGTAAATACCAGTTCTCTAGGGTTTCTGCATTGATTGATAACTTTGGAAAAGTTGGTTCACAAACTGCAAATGCTATGACAGTCGCTGCAGCATCGTCCGATCAAATTGCAAAGCTTGCAAATCAAGAAATTGCTCAAGCAACATCTTCTCCATCAGCTCAATGGACAAAAGCATTGAATACTTTTAAGGCAGATTTATACCCAGTTGGTCAAGAAATAATGAAAATTGCTACAAAAGTACTTGAATTTGGAAACAAAATAGCAAACTTATTCCAAGGATTACCTGGACCAATAAAATTATTAATGGCAATATTTGCTGGAGTTACCGTACTAGCTGGACCTATATTGATGTTAACTGGTTTAATGGCTAACTTTGTCGGTAATATTTTAAAGGGAGTGATTAATCTTAAAGATTTAGTAAGTGGTGGTAAAACAATGAGGCAGTTGTTTACTCCAGAAATTGTTGCAGCACAAAATGCAACAGATTTATTTGCTGCTGGACTTAAGGGCGATGTAGACCAGGTTCAACTTTTAACACAAGCTATTACTGATTTAACAGATAAGCTTGCAATAATGAAAGACCAAATGAATGTTGGCGCAGGAATTGAAGGACTTAAATCAGCAGTTGGTGCAACAGCACAAGTAGAAGCTGGGATATTTTCTCAAATGTCTATTCCAGGATTTGCAAGTGGTACAAATGGCGGAATAATAATTGGACCAGGAACTGGAACATCAGATAGTATAGTCGCAAGAGTTTCAAATGGCGAAACAATTCTTACTGCACAACAAACAAAAGATAATTTAGCTGTTATTAATGCAATTGTAAATGGAAAGAAAATTCCAGGATTTAATGGCGGTAAAATGGGTGTTCCAAGCCGAACTGGTTTAACTGGACAATATATAGATCAATCACATATGGCAGGAAACTTTGAGCCAGGTTCACCAGAGTATGATAATTTAATTGCAAATGATCCAGCATTAGCTTGGGCAGCAAAGCATGGATCTGTAAAGGTTACACCAGATCTTACTGCTGATACATCAAAATTGCTTAACTTAAAGTTAAGAGCAAATAAAGGCGGGGCAAGTATAGATGAATTTAGCAGAGGTTGGGACGAGGGTGGATCTGGTAAGTTTGTAGCTTCTGCAGGAAGACATGGTGCCGACATGTCAGATCCAGCGATGAGCCAGGCAGCAAAAGATTTTGATGATGCTGTAAAGCAAAGAGTAATTCAAGAAAGAAAGGCCAAAGAATTAGCTGCAGCAGCAGAAGGAAGAACTCTTGAAAAAGGAATTTTAGATGAAGACCTTCAAAAAGCTGTAAGGTCTGAAATTGATGCAAGAAAAAATTCAGAAGGTGCTGAAGGTAAATTTGCCGCATCTCTTGACAAAGCTTCAAAATCAATAGGCGAAATTCGTGCAAATGCTGGAACAAAAGCAATAAAAGAAGGGCTAGACTCTGGTGTATTAACAAGACAAAATCTTGATGGATCGGGAGAGGGATTAAATGTAAGGTTTGCCGACCAAGCAACATATGGAACAAGTGCTGTTGGTCAAGTTAGGGCAAATGGTAGAGTTGCAAATGCTTCTATGGCAGGAGATGGTAGCTATATTACAGGTGCTGGTAAAACTGCTGGAAAAAATGCTTTATCTTCATTTGAAAAATCATTTGCAGAAGGACTTAATGAAGCTTCAAGATCTGCTTCACCTTCAAAAGAAACTCAGCAAGCAACAAAAAATATAGTTGATGGCGTTGTTACACAAATTGAAAAATCTCAATCAGATATAGAATCAGCAATGCAAAATACTATGACTGAATCTGTATCAAAAGCAAATGAAGCTGTTCAAGCAGAACAAATGCAACTTCCATTATCTTCATTCCAAACACCAGATCTTACGCCTCAGATTGGTCCAAGAATGGCAAACGGAGGCTTCTATTCTGGAGAAATTGCTCCAGGAATTATGGGTGAAGAAGAATCATCAAGAATATCATCAAGACTTGACACTGCAAGACAAAAACTTTCTAATATTACAGAAAGAGTTACTGACAAATTTAAAAAAGAAGATGGAAAGTTGAATGCTGGAGCAAAAGCTGGTATAGGAACCGCATTGATGATGGGCGGACAGATGCTAGGAAACTCTTTGCCAAAAGGAAGCGTTGCTGGACAAGCAGTAAATAATATGTCAAGTTACGCTGGAATGGGAATGATGTTCGGTCCTTATGGAGCAGCTGCTGGAGCAGCTATCGGTGGCATAATGACTGTATTTAATATAATGAAACAGCATGCAGCAGAAGCAGCAAAAGCATGGACTGATGCTACAACAACATCTCAAGCAGACTTATCAATATTTGGAAGCACTGTTGCAAATACATCTATTTCTACAAAAAATATGGTCGGTGAAACAGCAACATTAACTACAACATCAAATACAGCAGCTTCCAGCATTTCAAATCTGGGTGGTGCAATAAGCAACCTTTCGCCACACATTGATGCAATGGTTAAAGCAATTGGAGATTTGCCTACAGGAGACCCGTTAGGCGACCTTGTAAAAGCAATTAAAAAAGATCCAAATTACACAACATCGGGCGTTACTGGAGAAATAAGAAAAAGCGTACAAAATGCAATTTCAACTGGAGGATTAAAACCAGAAGATTCTAAAAGTTATGTTTTTGCAGCGTTAAAAGCAGCAGGACGATCTTCAGATTTTGGCACTGTGTGGAAAGAAGTATCAAAAGCAATAGGATTTAGTGAAAAGACTGGAAAAGCTAATACTGCAAAAGCAACAACATCGTCTCTTGATTATTTAAGTAGAAACAAAGCAAACGATAATGCAAATGGGCCAGAAGGTTTTCAGCAAGCGGACGCAGGGAGCCTAGCAGGACAATTTACTCCAAAAGCATATAAAGATCTGCAAGGAAATGCTAAAGCTTTAGCAGATCAAATGAAAAATCTTTATGCAGAAGTTTCTAACGGCTCTTTGTCTTTTGCAGAAGCAGATCAAAGAATAAAGGGTATGTCACAGTCAGCAAACGACACTGGTGTAAACCTAGTAGCGTTAGAACAATCAATTATTGGAACTGGAACTTCTGATGATATAAAAAGACTTCACGATATTGAATCAATGATTAAGGCTGCTGGCCCAGCAGCAAAGCTTTCTGCATCTGAAATTACAAAATATCAAACAGTTTTAAATGTAAAGAACCAAGCAGACCTAGTAACTTGGGGAAAGAAAATGGGTATCATTGCTGGTAACGCAACGGGTGCTCAAATTACAGCAGCTATGACAAAAGTTGTTGACGCTTATTATAATTCTCCAGAGTATAAAAAAGCTATGGATGCTGCAAACATTTCTCTTACTGGACCTCAGTCTGGCGGGAACTTAGGCGGAGGAACGCCAGCTCCTTTTGTACCAACAGCACAAGAAAAAGGTTTGCAAAAACAGCTTGAAGGAATGTTGTCTACACAAAATGCACAATTAAAAATAGTTAAAGATCAACTTTCAATACAACAAAAAGTTTCTCAAGAACTTAAAGCTCAAATGCAATATCAACAACAAATAAATGGCTTGCAAAATGATGCAAGAACTGCTATGATTAGTGGTGACTATTTGCAAGCAGCTACTATTAAGCAACAAATATCTGGCGCAAAAGTAGATTTTAATGCTACATCTGTTGCTGCAAAAATGCAAGATCAGATAGATAAAATGCAGCCAAATGCAGATGCAATTAATCAAGCGTTGTCAGACCTTAAAGATTTGATTGGCAATAGTAAAACAGTTGTTCCAGCATCAATATTAGCTGCTACAAAATTGGGTACAGTAAGAGCACAATCAGTGTCTGCTGGTATTGCAAATGGTGCACCAACTGTAAGCACTATAATTAACGTTACTGGAACGGTAGATTCAACATCAACAACATCTTCTCATCCAACAACATCAACAAGTACAAAAATTATAAAAGGTGGATCTAAAATTAAATCGGGATCAACAATAAAAGCGGGGGCTAAATAATGACATATCAAATTGCACAAGGAGTTGATGTATCTCTTGATGGTGTAACATGGTATCCATTAACAGACCATAATCGCCAACCAATAAATATTACATATACTCTTGTTGAGCAGGCAGATAGAATGGCAAATGGAACTATGAGAAAATATGTAATTGCCAGAAAGTTTACACACAAGATTGACTGGAAAGATGTTCCAACATACGACCCATATCTTGTTGATTACAATGGGGCGGGTGGTACTTCACACGGCCCCGCTTGGATAAAAGCTTTTTATGAAGGTAATTATAATAACCCAATATATGTAAGGTTTATATTTGCACAGCAGCAACCAACAGTAAATGGTTTACCTGTAGACGGAACTTATACATCTTCAAAACAAAACCCCAGCGGTGTTAACCCAACGACTGGAAATCCTTGGAACGTATATCAAGCTTTTATGACAACATTTACTTATGACGTAACAAAAAGAATGCGTGGAAATGCTGCAACTGCTGGAGTAGGGTATGACCACGTTGATTTGTCTATAGAATTTACGGAGGTATAATGTTAAACAGTCAATATACAAACGTATTTACTGGATCAAACCCTGCATCTTCAGTTACTTTGTTTCCAATAGTTTCTGCTGAATGGAATCAAAACTTATTTAGTCAGCCATACATAACCGTAGCGGGAACGGGTGTACAAGAAAATATTGGAAATCCTTCAATAACAGTTTCAGATGTTACAAACACCACAGAAGCTATGGCGGGATCAATAACAAAATCTTTTAAAATGTCTAATACAAATACTTCATTGTCTTATACGTTCAATACAGCAACAAGCTCTCCAGCATATAAAATAATAACTTATATTAAAACTGACAGTGATTTACCAATAATGGCTAATGCTTATGCAAAAGGCTCTGCAAGCCAATTTGGCTCATCAACTGTTGATATTAATGCATTTGGATATATGAAGCTTGTAACTTATGTTGGATCTTCGGGACCAACCGACACAATTTCTTCTATGAAATATACCATTAATTTAAATACTTATAATTCTAATTCAATATCAACACCAATTAATGTGTATTATACGCAACCAGAAGTGTTTCCTATATCTTATTACAGCTATCAAAACGATTCTTTATGGCCAACTGACAGCCCTTTTGGTTTCTTTAGACCTGGAGAATCTTATGTTCAAACAGGAAATAGCTCAGTATCACTTCCTTCAAACTTTAGACAAATAAGTACTCAGACTATAAATGGAAAAACTGGAATATATCCTCCAGTATCTCCAATAACACAAAATCCACATTTTGCTTTAGCAACACCTCCAACACCTATGTATAAAAATGTGATGCCTAGTGATATGGCTCCATACAAATATTTTGTTTCTGATGCATCAGCAAACACCCCAAACCCAAGCATAAGTGGAATATACCAACCAAATACTAATGCAAACAAAATTGTTTTAAAATTTAATACAATACAAAGTATACCTACAATTAATGTGCTTTTGGACGGAACTGCGATTGCAACAGGACTGGTGGTTCCTTCAAATGGAGTTGTTGTTCTTTACTATAATGGATCTACGTGGTCACAAAATAAATGGTCTACTATGCCATCATTTAATAATGATGGAACAATTTCTTTATTAAAAAGCTTTAGTAAAATAACTGTTACTCAAACTTCAACTACGCCAACTTCAGATTTTGCATCCTATACTTCAAGTGCATACGTAGCTTCAGATTTAACAAGAATGCAAGTTATTGAAATTTCTCCAAGAATTGAAGTTGATTTAACTCCGTACGTTATGGATCTTGATATAACAAAGCAGCTTGATTCAAAAAATAACTATATTCCAATTTCATCAATTAACCCAAATGATGCCTCAATTACTTTGTCTGGAATTCCCTTAACCCATAACAACTCCCCAGTACCCATATTTTCTAGTCAAAACCAAGGTTCAGTTTTGTACAATATGATGAAGAAAAACATCAAGATATACATAAACTGGAATCTTCAAGAATATTTTCAGGGTACAGAACAGATTCCAAACGCATTCATACCAGCTGGAATTTATTGGGTAGATACATGGACAGAAACAGATATTCAAACAATTAAAGTTTCATGTTTTGATATAGTAAATTATCTACAAACACTTCCAGCTCCAGACTATGTTGCAAGTAATAAAAGTATTTTTGACATTTTAACAAATGTTTTAGATTTGGCGGGGTTCACAGATTACGATTATGACAGTTTATATAGGGTAACAAATGACTCTTATACAGAAATGGACCTATATTATTATTATTGTAACTCTCAATCGGTTACGCTTTATGACGCAATATCTGAACTTTTCTTAGCTCATCAAATAGGTGCATATATAGATGAGTTTGGAATCATGAAATTTTTAAGCCTTTCAGATATTATAAGGGCCAAAGACTCAGTTGTAGGATTTAACGATGCCAGCATTATTCAAGGTGGATATTCTATAACAAATAAAGCAAAACCAGGTGCAATTACTATTAGCTATCAAGAACCAAAAGTTACACAATCTCTTGCTTTGCAAAATGCTACTGATCCATCTGTTCAAAAATCTCCATCATTTGTATACACAACATCAAATGAAGTTTTATGGACTCAAAAGGATCCAGATTCTGTCGGCGCAAATTACCTTTCAACTTCAATGAATGAGTCTGATAATTTCTTCCAAATGAATAATAATAGCTTGCTTGATGTATTTCACACATATCTTTTAAATACTGATGGATACGCTGCAATTGAAAACGAAATCGTTTCTTTTATTTACAAAGAGTATGAATTAAAACAGATATCAACAGGAATTACACAGCTTGTTTATCCAAAAAATGATTTAGAGTTATCTTCAGCAATTAATCAATTTATAAAACTTCATCAAATTAAATTGGTAACAAGTGATGGGTCAATAAATACAAATGCTTTAGATGTTAAAATTACTCCAACTGGCAAAATTGGAAATGTTCAAAGAGGAATGTTTGGAACAGTTGCATCAACACACAATATACCATCTAACATAAGTGAAAAGAATTTAACTTCTGTTCAGGGTGGAACATCTGTTATAACGGAAAATCTAGCTAGCTCAGATAATCCAGTAATATCAAAAATTGCTACAGTGCCAAATTCAAATGCCATGCAGTATGTATATAATAATTCTGTTATTAATCCAGGTTACAAAACCTATTCAGCTAAATTTGATTTAAATGCAGTAAGTCCTGTGTCTGGTGGAGTATTTTTTAGTTCTTCAGATACAGAATATCGTGTGGAATTAGTACAGGTAGGAAATTCCCTAGCAACAAATACTTATGTTGTTGCTCCGCCACCTCCGCCTCCATACGTGGCACCTCCGCCACCACCTCCGCCACCCGTTACTCCGCCTCCACCTCCGCCTCCATACGTGGCACCGCCACCACCTCCGCCTCCATACGTGGCACCGCCACCACCTCCGCCTCCATATACGGTTCCCCCACAAGGTGGATTCCCTATTTCTGGTCAGCCTACTATTTATACTGGTGTTACACCACCACCTCCACCTCCTCCATACGTGGCACCTCCGCCACCTCCACCACCCGCTACTCCGCCACCTCCTCCACCGCCTCCATACGTGGCACCTCCACCACCTCCGCCTCCATACGTGGCACCTCCGCCACCTCCGCCTCCATACGTGGCACCTCCGCCACCTCCGCCTCCATACGTGGCACCTCCGCCACCTCCGCCTCCATACGTGGCACCGCCACCACCTCCGCCACCCGTTACTCCGCCTCCACCTCCGCCTCCATACGTGGCACCGCCACCACCTCCGCCTCCTCAAGGTTATAATTCGGGAACTACTTCGTCTTCTCAAAAATACAGCTATTTTATAACTGTAACTGCAAAAAATTTGTCCTCTGGAAATTCTTCAATGATAGCTATGGCTGAAGTTGATGGTATTGTTGCAGATGTTCAAGCAAGATGGGAAAAAGTTTTAACAAAAGTTCCAGGAAATTCTTCAAATAATTATACATATTCTGTTGCAACAGATCAAGAATATAATTTAAAGGTTGTAACAAATTTTTCTGACGGAACAGATGGAGAAATACAAGGTCAAATTATAGATGTATATTTAAATAATATACAAATAACTGGTTGGCAAATTCCAGAAACAAATTCAAATAATGCTTTTGTAACTGATGATGGAGTAACCGCTTCTAGAAGTTGGAAATCTCCAAATAAAAATACCATCACTGGTTTAGTTCAAAAGGTAAATATTTTAAATACTAGTTCACAAAAATTATTTACTGGAAAATTTGGTTTTTGTACATCTTTGTCCCCATCAATACCAGGTGATTTTGTTGTTGGTTCATACACCACACCACCACCACCTCCGCCTCCAGGCTATACGCCTCCGCCACCACCTCCGCCAGTAGGATACAATCCGCCACCTCCTCCACCGCCTCCATACGTGGCACCTCCACCACCTCCGCCTCCATATACGGTTCCCCCACAAGGTGGATTCCCTATTTCTGGTCAGCCTACTATTTATACTGGTGTTACACCACCGCCACCACCTCCGCCTCCATACGTGGCACCTCCGCCACCTCCGCCTCCATACGTGGCACCTCCGCCACCTCCGCCTCCATACGTGGCACCGCCACCACCTCCGCC